ATGCCAGAAGCGCAGCAGCACCGGCTCGCCGCCCAGCTGCTGCAACGCATCCAGGACGGTATCTACCCGCCCGGCGCCGCCTTCCCCTCCTACCGCGCCCTCGCCGCCGAGTTCGGCGCTGGCCACGGTGCTGCCTATCGGGCCGTGCAGATACTCCGCACGAATGGACATCTCGAAGGGCGACCGCGCGGCCGGCTCACCGTCCGCCATCCTCCTGGTGTGCGCACCCTCGCCGACCCCGATGCCGAGTGGCCCTTCGGCCACGGCGAGACCGAGCGCTCGCGCCCCAGGGTCTCCGCAGAGCTCGCCCTTCGGCTGCGCTGCGAACCGGGTGCGCAGGTGTCGCGCGAGAGGGTCGAGCTGCTCGACCCCGACGGTCGACCCGCCATGCTTGTCACCTCGTGGTGGAGAGGGCGCCGCCGGCCCCACGCAGCCATGCGGTACGTGGTGTCCCTGCACCGGATGGCGCCCGAGGAAGCCCACATGCTCGGCATGCCTGCAGGTGCGCTGGCGCTGCTTGTGGACCGGACACGCCTGGACGCCTCGGGGTCCGTGACAGAGGTGGCTGATCTCGTACTCCCCGCGGACAGGTGGACGGTCGGAGGGTAGCCGACCGTAAAGAACTGGTCACGAGTCTGGCCGAAACACGGTGCTGACGGAAGGGTGCACCCCGCATTTATGCACTGCCGACAAAGCCCGGCGCGACTTCGGCTGCCCTGCGAAGGCAACCCTCCAACTTCGGCGCGCTGTCAGACCCTCGCCGTAGGCTTGCACTCATGCCTGAGACGATCGAGATGCCCCGCCTGACGGCTGCGGAGCTCAATGAGCAGATCCGCGTGCTCGTCCGCCGCGGGCTGCCGGCCGCCGCCGAGGAGTATCAGCGACTCGTGGTCGCCTGGGCCGAGGCGATGCGCGCCGAGCAGGCCCTCGCAGCCTAGTATCCCGCCGTGGCGATCGAACTCTCTGACGAACTCATCCGGCTCCAGCAGGAGGCCGTGGACGCGCGTGCGGCGGCAACCGCCGGGTCGTACTCGGCTGAGGCGTGGCAGCCGTGGATCGACGCGGCGGACGCTCTCCAGGCGGCCATTACGGCCTACGCCGCGGAGAAGCACCTGTTGCGCTTCGACGTCGAGAAGGAGCTCAAGTTCCGGGTCCTTCACCCTGAGGAGTATGCGGAGCGCGAGCGGAAGGCCGCCGAGAAGGCCGCGGCCGGCAAGTAGGCGGCGCATCCGGCCGCTGCGGATTCCGGTATACACGACAGAGCCCCCACCTCCCGCACGTCGGCGGAGGTGGGGGCTCTGTGCTGCGCGGCTACGGGCGCCACGCCTCGTCGAAGTCGGCGTGGCCGGCATACGGCAGGGCAAGCAGGCGCAGCGTCGGGCACGGGTACGGCAGCGGGCCGCCCCGATCGCACGTCGAGCAGACGGCCTCGTCGGAGTACTCGAAGTCGGCCGGGCCGTGCAGCTCGACGATCCTCCGTTTGGCGTCGATGTCGGCGAGCGTCTTCGGGGACTGCGGCAGGTAGTCCACGTTGGTCGGGTCTTCCTGCTCTCCGCAGTAGAAGCACGTGCCGCCGGTAGGGGCGAGGCACCAGGGCTCATGCCACGCGGGCATGGCGACCGGGGCGGCTTCCTCGCTGTAGCGGGCGTTCAGGAACTCCACCAGGTCCACGGTCACCTCCGGGAAGCGCCCCGCCCGTCGGTCGCTGTGCCCCAGTGGGGCCCGACGGGCGGGTTCGGTAGCCGCGCCAGCCAGAAGACGCGGATGGATGAGAGCAGGGTACGACCCGCCACTGACAGTCCCGGGTGACTGGCGGGCCAGCAGGCGCCTAGACTCGAACTTGTGTACGACCTGCCGCCTGATCTGCCGCGTCTCCGCACCCTGGAGACCTACCTCGCCATGCTCCTCGGCGACGTCCGGGACCGCATCGGAAAGATCGAGCAGCAGCAGGCCGCCAGCGCACCCCGCCAGGCCCTCCCCGACAAACCCGAGTACGTCCTCTCCTACCTCCGCGAACGCGGCCAGCCCGTCGCCGACAGCGTCCACCTCGGCGACTGCAAGCAGGTCAGCCACCACACCCGGCCCCTCACCCGCGAGCAAGCCCTCCAGGCCATCACCGGGGGCGGGATCCGGGCCTGCGAGATCTGCCGGCCCGACTCCACCCTCGGCGTGCTCGACAGCTAGCCACGGCGCACCCTGGAGGCATGGGTGCCCCGATAGTCGTCCACCGCCCCAGCCCCTCCGGCGGCCGGCGCGTCACCGTCGGCGACGAAATCCTCGGCCTCGCACACAGCGATGGCGACGTCCTCGAATTCCTGCGGCGAGCCGGCCTGCCGGACGCTGAGCAGCTCCTCGACGATCCGCAGTGGGTCGAATGGCGAGGCGGGCGCGCCCACCGCTATGAGGCCGCGTAGGGCATGCGCCTGGCCTCCCGTGGGGAGCCGGGAGGCGGCGCGGCCCCGCCCACGCGGGCGACGCAGGGCGGGGCCGGTGCGGTCCACCTGGGGGATGTCGCCAATGGGGGTGAGCCGCTGCCGCCACACTGCACCCGTCGGCAGGCGAAGCGCTAGAGGCGTGCACGAAAGAGACGGCGGCATATGACGAAGCCCGCCCCGACGGTATGGCCGTGGGCGGGCTTCGCCGTGCGGCTCCTACTTCGGGCACTCCGTCGGCTCGCCGGGGATCCCGATGTGTCGCGGCTGCTTCGGCAGCTCGCTGGGGGTGTGCGGCGGGACCACGATCGGCTGGCCGCAGCCACAGATGGAGGTGATGGGGGCTTCGTCTGCCACAGAGACTCCTATGTGAGGTCGCTTTTGCGTGTCCCAGTTGAACCGAGGAAGGTCGGACTCCGCACCTCTACAAAGTTGTTCGGAGTGTCGCGCACGGCCGACGTCAACGCTGGATGGTTCCGGGGGCGAGCAGGCTAGTGAGCTCGGCAATGGCCTCAGGGGACGGCTTGAAGTACTTGCGGACGTTCTCGGGCTTCTTGTGCCGTGACTTCGCCATCAACATCAGCAGGGATGCGCCCTGCTCGCCGAGGTGAGTAAGCGCCGAGTGCCGGTACTCATGCAGATCCCATCCGCTGCCCTCGCCAGAGGTGGCGGTCGCCTCGTCGAGTAGAGCGCGCGCCTGGCCGTAGGAGAGGCGGGCGAGTCCCGTGTCGGGGCAGACATCGCGGGCGCTGACGACCTTGCCTGGGCCCGGCTTGCGGTGAGCCACGAAGACCGGGCCCCGGGTTCGCCCCTTAAGGAGGCGTGGGAGCAGGCGGGCTGTCCCGGCATCCCAGTAGACCGTCTCAAGGACGAAGTCGTCCCGAGCTTCTCCGCGGCGGCGCGTCTTGGCCTTGGCGCCCTTCGCCTTCACCTGGCAGCGGCGGCCGGCGAAGTCGAGGTCTTCGATGTTGAGGGCAAGGATCTCGTCGGAGCGGGCTGCCGTCTCGTACAGCATGCGCCAGAGCGTCTTCTCGCGCAGATGGATGTCGCGCCGACCGATGAGGCGGTCGATCTCCGTCTTGGATCGCGCGGGGGTGTCGCTGTCGGGTGGGGTGATGCGCTTCGACCAAGGCGGTACGGACGGGCCGCCATATCCGCGCTCCTGGCACCACGTGAACCAGGACTGCACCGCCGCGCGACGGGCGTTCCACGTGTTGACAGCAGACGTTCCCCAGAGTTGCTCCAAAGTTTGGCCAACTTCGTCATCGGTGATGGAGTCCAGTGGTCGGCCAGCCCCGATGTGCTCGACGGCCTTGCGGACGCCAATGCCGTAGTTCCGTGCCGTGTTGGGGTTGTTCAGTGCGTCCAGGTAGCGGTCTGCCGCTGCCTGGATGGTGAGTGCTTTGCCGGTCGGGAGCTGCACGACGTTGCCCACGATTCTCCTTGCCGCAGATAACAGGGTGGGTTCGCGCGGCCGTTGGGCGGCATGCATCCAGCTCAACTTCCGCCGTACCGCAGATAATAGGGCATTATCTGTGGTTAACTCCGTTGCATGCCCTACGACATGGAACAGCTGCGTGAAGCAGCTGACAGGACTGGCGTGCCCTTCGGCTACCTCACCCGCCTAGCTGCGGCAGAGTCCACTCCCGACGACCCCCGCGGCGAGGGGGCCCTCGTCCGTCAGATGACAGTCGTGTTCGACCACTACCTGGCCAAGGCTCTCGTGGGCCCGGACCCGATCGAGGGCTTGAAGCGCTTCGGATTCATCGAGACCGCTGCGATCCTCGAGGCCCGCATCCAGTACTAGAGGACACAGCAAAAGGCCCCCGCCGCGTGATGCGGCGGGGGCGGGTTCACTCCTCCTGGGGCCAGTCCGGCTCCACGAAAAGCCCCTGATGCTCGGGGGTGGGCTGCTCGGGTAGCTCACCCATGTCGACGAGGGTCTCGGCGTCAGCAGCAGGCAGGTCGGCCGAGCGGACGGCCGGGCGAATCGATGGCGGTTCGGGCATGGCGACCTCACACGTCGTTGTCGATGAACTCGCGGGCCCGCTCAGGAATCGGCGCCGCAGCGGGCGGCTCCAGGCCGGCAGCACGCACCCACGTGGTCAGGCCGCGAACCCGGTCGATCAGGTACGTGATGGCCACGCCAGCGCCCTCCAGACGCGCCGCCTGCCTCGTCGTCGTCTCCTCCAGCTCGTCGAGGCGTTCAGCCTGCCGGCCGATCTCCTTCTCCATGCGGTCGGTGACGACAGTGAAGTCGTCGCGACGATGGTCACGGCGGGTCTTCCGCGCCGCCCGCCCCGACCAAGCGGCAGCAGCAGCCGAAGCCACCCCCACCACACCGCTGGACACCGCAGTCCACATCTCGACGCTCATGGGCTCACTCCAGTTTCTTGGGGCGCGGAGGCTCTCGCCAACCGGCCACCACGATCACCGGCACTGTGGCTACCGCCCAGATCAGCGCCGTTACCCACCCCCTTGCGTTGTCTCCGAGAGGCCACCACGACACGAGGTACGAGAGCATCCACGGGACGACGATCACCAGGAGGGCAGGGAAGCCGTACCAGTCCCGACCTTCTGGTAGTGCTGCTGATGCGGCGGCGACGAGTCCGAGGGCGATCCAGCACCAGGCCCAGGCTTCGAGCGGCATCAGGTGGAGCAGGAGCCGGATGCCGCGGGTGTCCGGCAGGGGCTCGACGAGCTGCCCGAATCCGTAGAGGGCCCACAGCGTGCCGAAGCTGGCGAGGAAAGCGCCACGGCGGCCGAGGATCCGGGACAGCCGCCGGGCGATGCGGCGAGGCACCTACGCCCCTCGGGGCTGCGACCGGCTTGTGATGAGGCTGGCCTGGGCCTTGGCGCTGACGCCGGCGGGCTTCCACAGGCCGAAGTGCATCAGGACGCCGGTGGCGAAGGACACGAGAGCCAGGACGGCGGCGGTGCCGGCATCCCAGCCAGGGCCCGGAGCGGCGAGCTCGACGAGGAAGCCGTTGAGGCCGGACAGCGCCAGCAGCAGCACGGCCTTGGTGCCAGCGTGGGTCACGCGGGTCGTGACGAGCCCGACGAGCACAGGCAGCACCACAGAGACGAGCAGGCCGAGCCAGTAGGCGCGGTCGAGAGAAACGTTCATGGCAGGTCCGATCTGGGTTAGGCAACCACGGAGAACCCGTGCTTGTTGCCGAGCTTGGTGAGGGACTTCATCCCAGGGATGCCGTCGGCGGCCGAGCCGCTGTAGCCGAGGCGTCGCTGCCAGGCCGCGTAGGCCGTCCTGGTCGCGCTGCCGAAGTGCCCGTCAGCCAGACTGCGCGCGAGGAGGCCCTCCTTCACGAGGGCGTCCTCGACGGTCCGCACGCCGGGGTACGAGACGGGGGTGCCAGCCTTCGGCGGGTCCGTCCTGGCGGCCGCGATCAGGCGGGACAGGTCGACGACCGGCCGCGGGGCAGTCGGGGGCTTCGGCGTGGGGGCGGGCTGGCCGCCGGCCCGGGCGACGATGCCCGGGAACACGACCTCGCGGAACTGCTTCACCCGCGCATCACCCGGACACGACGTGCCGGACACCGCCCACTCCTCGTGCAGACGGTGGTAGCCGAACCCGGGGTCGTCCCAGGAGCGGCAGATCCGCAGCGGGATGCCGTGCGTCTTGTGCAGCCACACGCCGAGCTCGATCAGCGCCTCGACCTGTGCCGGGGTCCACGGGTCGGAGCCCTTCAGGTTCGACGCGGTCTCGACCGACACGGCGCCGGTCCCGTCCGGGCGCCGGTTCGCCCGGTAGTTGGCGTCAGCCCGTGTCTCCGTGCCTATGAACTGGCCGAGGTCGCCCTCGTAGCCCAGACCGAAGTGGGACTCCAGGTTGGTGCTGTCGCGCCAGTACTCGAAGGTCCGCTTCGCCGTCCAAGGCGCGATGATCGAATGCATGATGAGTTGCGTCGGACGGATCGCCGGCTGGCTGTCGGACTCCGGCTGCAGCTCGTACTTCGTGGCGCCCGGGTACCAGGCCATACGTGCCTCCAGGGCATGCTGAGGAACCCCATCAAGGGGTTGCGGGTGGTGGGTGCGTCAGACCTGGCGGAGGCGCAGGTAGCGGTAGCGGAAGTTCCCGGTGCCGGCGATGACGCGGTGCTGCAGGGTCACGGTGACGGTCTCGCCGACGGCGCAGGCGATGAGCTGGGTGAGGACGAGTGGGCCGCCGGACTGGGTGTCGGCCCACTGGATGGCCTGGCCGTCGTTTGCGGTGTAGATGCTGCCTGTGGTGGAGCCGGAGGCGTTGAAGCTGGTGAGGGTGTTAGAGCCGCCGGAGTTGTCGCAGCGGACGCCGATGGTGACCTCGACCTGGCCGGAGGGCGGGCCTGAGATGGTGTCGGAGAGCACGGAGGACGAGTTGCCGTAACTCGTCGACGTGGTCGTCCGGTTGGTCGTGTCGTCCACGAACTCACTGGTCAGCGCCCGGGACATCTCGATCCAGGCCGAGCCGTCATACACGTAGAGGCGGTTGACGTCCTGCAGCCAGGTCGCCATGCCCTCAACGGGGGCGGCAACGCCGGTGAGGGCAGCGGTGCGAGCGGACGCAGACGCGAACCGCATGATCGACCTGGCGGCCAACGGGTTCGCGATGTTCTTGCCGAGCGTCTCAGCGTTCGGGGCGGTGTTGAGGTCGGCGATGGAGATGCCCTGGGAGTAGTCATCGGTGGCCATGGGCTCTCCTCAGCTCAGCCAGTACGTGGTGGGCGGGATGAAGACGAGCGTCGACACGGACGGGCCGCGGTACTCGAAGGTGCCGTTCGTGCGGAGGATGCCGCGGAAGGCGCCGAAGTTGGTGCCGTTGGTGCCGTGGCTGCCGCCGATGACCATGTCGTGGTCGACGGCCGGCCGGATGGCGGTCGGCACGGTAGTGAAGACGTCGCCGGAGACGAGCGTCGTGCTCTTGGTGAAGCTGCCGCGGATGTGGACGGTCCGGCCGATGAGCCGGTACTGCGGCACCTGGTAGCCGGCCGCGGCGGAGAAGCCTGACGCGAACGAGAGCGCGGTCCACTCGCCGACGCTGGTGGCGAGCCGGTCAGTGGCAATCCAGGCGCCGCTCGCTGCCTGGTTGATGATGATCGTGTCGCCGATGACCGGGTCCGTGAAGCGCTCAAGGCGGCGGATGCCGGAGATCCCGGCCGCAGTGAGGGTTCCGTCGGCTGCGACGGCGGTGACCACAGCTGTCTGCCATGTCGCCCCGCGGACTGCCGGCGCCTCGGCACCGGTACGGATGACCTCGGCGTGCAGGGCATCGGCGAGGTCGATGGAGAGCGCCTGATAGGCGGAGTTCACGAGCCCTCCTTCGCGCTGATCGTCTGTACGGTGAAGGCACCGCCGATGTCGAGCGGGATGGGGAAGCTGGCCACCTGGTGGAGCTCCTTGGTGCCGTCGGGGTACACGACCCGCACGACGTCCCCTGCTTCAAGTGCCGGGTTCGGCAGCGACGTGATGTCGGCCGAGGCGTTCGGTGCTTGCGCTGAGCGGAGCAGCAGCGTGGCGGCCGCGGTACAGGCCGCGGTGGTGATGAGCGTGCTCGACGAGTAGAAGGTGGGCCGGTGCCCGAAGGGGCCCGACCAGTACGTGGGACTGCTGGCGTCGTTGTCGACGACCAGGCTGGAGACTGGAGCGATGTTGTTCTCGGTGTTCTCGCCCCTGGCCAAGACCCCGTTGAAGACCTTGTCGCTGGTCATGCCTCGGGAGGCCTGGACGTAGGCGCCGCCTTCGCCGGCCGCGATCGACCAGACTGGGGTGGCCGTGGCCAGGTCGGGGAGCTCTGCGACCATGAACTCGCCGTCAGCCGTGCAGTAGCAGGTGGCACCGATCGCGGCGGCCAGCTCGATGACTGCAGCCCACGGGTCGCCCTCCACATCCCACGTGCGGGGCCCGATGGCGGCGTCAGTGGCGGTACTCGTCACAATCGCGTCAGGCAGCGTCCTCTGAATGAGGGCGGTGATCGCCCCGACGGCTGTCCCGGACGCTCGGTACGGGGTCGTGAACTTGTCGTCCTGGACGATGCATTCGAGGCTCTTGCCGCTGAGCGTGACCGGCCCTTCGTCGATGTCGCCGGACACCTCATCGAGCCGGAACACGCCGACCGGCACCAGCTCCTGCGTGCCGTCGGAGTACTGCACGCCGCGGGAGATCCGTAGACGGGCGCCGTAGACGGCCAGCTTGTCCGTCGGCGTGCGCGGGATGAGCGCCGGGTCGGGCACAGTGACGGAGCAGGTGCGGCGGCATTGCGACCCGCGGTCCACGGTGACCGTGCCGCCCTCGTGGTCCAGCCGGTCGACGGAGCCGTCGGTGCGGAAGAGGACCACCTCCGTGATCGGAGTGTGGTCCTCGACGATGAGCTGCAGGAAGCGGGCGGAGACTGGATACATTCAGCCTCCGATCGGACGGTCGAAGAGGACGTCTTCCCAGGTGGCGTACTTGGCGAGCACGTCGCCCCAGGTGTTGTTCTCAGTGAGGATGTCCTGCCACGTGCGGCCGGCAGATGAGGCGACGCCGACCGTGACCGGCATGTCGGCCTGCTTCAGCGGCAGCGTCCACGTCCGCCACAGCTCCGGGGCGTAGGAGGTGACACGGCCCTCGCGGATCTGGCCGACGTTGACGTACATGTCGTCGACTCCCATGCCCGGGGCGGCCTGCCATAGCAGCACGCTGCCGGGGCTGAGGAGCCGGTGCAGCGCGGCCCGTTCGGCGTCCGTCCGGGTCCACACGGTGAGGTCGCCCTCCAGGCCGCCCCGGACATCAGAGAAGATCACAGAGTTCTGACGTCGACGGACCCGGTGCTCCGCCTGCGCGATGGGCCGGTCCCAGTCCGGCGCCTTCTCCACCAGTACCCGCATGTTCCGCTGCGGCTGGCCGGGGTCCTTCAGCCAGGCTTCGTTGTAGTCGCCTGGGTCGATCGTGACCGTGTCCGTCGTCCTGGACGCCGTAACCACGCCAGAGGAGTTCCGGGACTCCGCGACGTAGTAGACGGGCACGCCGAGCGGCGCCTCGTAGTCCTCGATGACCAGCACGTCGGAGGTGGTGGCCGTCTTGTCGATGAGGCCGCTCGGCCCGCGGACCAGGGTGCGGGTCCCGTCGGGGGTGACCCGCCACACGCTGACCGTATCCGTCGTGGGTAGTTCCCGGATGGTGACGGTCACGGAGGCGGTGTCGTCGTCGACGGTGACCTGTGTCAGCGGCAGCGTCTCCCACAACGAGACCTTGTCCATGCGGAGCACCGACGACGTCGACGTGGCGGTGAAGGAGTACTCGATCTCTGCCTGCGTCGTACCGGCCGGGGCTGAGGCGGCGAACGAGAGCAGCCACCAGCCGGAGCCGGGCACTGCCTGGCTAGCGGCAGAGGTACTGCTGATCAGGGAGTTGGCGGCGTTGTACCAGCGGGTCGTCAGGACGACGGTCCAGCCGCCGGCGGCGACCTTCATGCCGGTCTCATGGGTGAAGCTGTGGCCGGCCGCGGCGCCGAGCGCGTACCGGGCCGACCGGACGACCGATGTGGTGGCGGTGGCCGAGGACACCGTCATGCAGTAGGCGCCCTCGATGGAGTCCGTTCCCCACGGGGTGAGGCGGGCGAGCGTGGCGACGCCGGAGGGCACGGTCCAGCCGCCGACTCCCCGCTCGAAGCTGGCGTCGGCGTAGGGCACGACGGATCCCTCGCGTAGCACGGGCGGGAGGGTGATGGTGGCGTGGTCGACCCGCAGCACCTGCCCGCCGGTTGCCGACGTGAGGCCGAACGCGAGGCTCACGTAGGCGGCCCCGGCCGGGGCGAAGTCGGCGACACGCTGGCTGTACCAGCCAGTGCCCGGCGCCGCCAGTACCGAGCGGGTCGCCTGGATCTGCGAGAGGGCTGCGTTGTAGAAGCGGAGCTCCATCCAGGCGCTGCTGCCCGAAGTCGGCGGGTTGAGGTAGGCCAGGGCGTAGTACTGGGTGCCCGGAGTGACCGGTGCCCGCTCGGTGCAGCTGAAGTCGGCGTCGCCGGCGCCCGTCACGGTCATCGTGGCCGCATGCCCGCCGGCCAGGTAGAACGCGGCGGGCCAGGACACCATCGGAGCGGTGCGCGAGATGGAACAGTTGGTGCCGGCCACGTACTCCCAGTCCGAGGCCCGTTCCATCGATTCGGCGTTCGCGGAGAGCAGGTTGCCGGTCGTGCGGATCGACAGGCCGAGGTAGACGTTCTCGTAGAAGGAGAACACGGCCCCCGCGGCCGGGGTGCTGGACAGAACGACCTGGGCGTAGACGGCAGTGTCGGGGGCGATCCCGGCGACGGCGATGCGGTGCCAGGTGGCCGAGGCGGTCGCTGTGGTCAGCGACCACGTGATGCTGATCTCTGTCGATGTGCTGTCGAGCCAGCGGATCCCGATGCGCTCCGGCACTGTGGCCCCGGACGCGTCGGCGAAGGTCAGGTACTCGGTGCCCGGGATCACCTCGTAGGAGGCGACAGTGCGGGCCTGCATCTCGCCCGAGGCGACGCTACGGACGGACAGGCAGCCGTCGCCGACACGGCCGCCTGTCCCCTTCCCGATCGTGCAGTTGAGCTTGGCGACCCAGCCGGAGACCGACGGGTCCATCGACGACGTCGACTCCGACAACATGTTGCCTGGGATCGCCACGGGTCACCCCTTCCTGCCTGCACGGAGTGTGGAGATGAGCGCCTGATCGCGCTGGTTCATCACGCCGTGGACTGCGCCCATGAACTCGCCGCTGTCGAGGTACAGGTCGCCCTCGAAGACGCCCCCTGACGGGGCGGCCGCGGCCCGCTGAAGTGCTGCGGCCTGCGAAGTGGTGAAGACCGGCTCCGGCCGCCCTGTGCCGTTGTAGGCCAGGTTCAGGCCCGGCTGGAGGTAGCCCCCGCTGTCGTACTTGCCCGTGTAGGCGTAGTGGTGAGTGAACAGCTTGTCGTCCCAGCCCCGCGCCCGGGCCCCGATGACGACGCCGTCGCCGCCCCGGCTCTCGACGTTGACACCGTTCAGGGTGCCTGCTGTGTGGCCGACGCCGGCATTGGTGATGCCGATGCGGTACGGGCTACGACCGTTAAGAGCCCACCCGGGCGGCGCCGTCTTGCCATTGAACGCGCCCGTCGCCCACCTGCGGTGCGGGGTCTCACCGCGGATCACCGACTCGATGGCTGAGACGAGGCCGGAGCAGTCCCAGCTGGGGTTGCCGTTGCCCGCCCACTGATAGGGCTTGCCGGCCTGCGTGAGGGCCCACGAAAGGCCCCGGGCGAAACCGCCGCCACCGATCCCCGCCGCCGAGAGCCGCTTGTCGGCCTCGCCCGAGAACCCCAGGATCGTGTCGACGACCTTGCGTGGCACGCCGGTCACCATCTCCCGGTAGAGAGATGCCGAGCCGGAGATCTTCTGGATCAGGGGATTGACCACGGCGTCAAGCCCGGCCTTGGCGGAGGCTTTCACGCCGTCCTTCAGCCAGGACACCCCCGTCTTCGCGAAGTCGACAGTCGTCGAGGCGGCCTTGCCGATCCAGTCGAAGATGCCTCCCTTCGCGAAGCCCTGGTACTGGTCGAGGGGCCGTCCTGCCATCGCCGCCTTGTTCACGGCAAAGAGGCGGGCCCGCTCGTATGGGTCTTTCATGGCCTCGGACACGTAGACGCCCTCGCCGCGACGCATCGGGACGAGCTGGTCGTCGCCCTGCCGGTAGGAGGACTGTCCGGGCAGGATGCCGCCCCTTGCCCAGCCTTGCGTCTTGATGGCCTCGATACGGGGGGCTCCGAAGGCCTTGGCGATGAGGTTCCAGGTCGGGACGATGCCCGCGTTGTAGATCTTGTCGATGATGAAGCGGACAGGTTTCTTCGCGATCTCCTGGACCTGGGTCCACGCCTTGCCGATGAAGTCCTTGGCGTCGCCGAAGGACTTCCCGACGGCGTCGACGCCGCGCTTGATGCTGTCGAACGCCGGCTTGAGCGCCTTGTCCCACAGCCACTTGCCCTTGTCGCCGATCCAGGTGAAGACAGGCGAAAGGATCTTGTCCCACAGCCACTTGGCGGCCTTGCCGAGGATGTCGAGGCCCTTCATGAAGCCGTCGAACGCAGGCTTGATGATGTTGTTCCACATCCACTTGGCCGCCTGGCCGATCCATCCGAAGACGGGCGACAGGACGTTCTCCCACAGCCAGGTGGCGACGCCGGCGAGGAACCGCATCGATGCGACGATGTTGTCGAAGGCCGGCTTCAGCCAGACCTCCCACAGCCACATCGCGGCCTTGGCGATCCCTTCGAACACGGGCTGCAGGATCGTCTCCCACACCCAGGAGGCGACCGCCGCGATCGCCTTGAAGGCGATGACGAACGGGGCGACCAGGACGACCAGGACGACCGTGATGAGGATGCGTGCCGCGGCGCCGATGAAGCTGAACACGGGGCTCAGCACGTTCTGCCACAGCCACGTTGCGGCTGCGGCGACCGCCTTGAAGGCGACGACGAGGGCGTTGAAGACGGGCTTGAGTACGTTGTTCCACGCCCACGAGGCCGCGGCCTGGATGCCGGCCCACGCGGTCTGGACTGCCTCGCGGAACCAGCCCCAGTGCTTGTATGCGTAGATGACCGCGGCGACGAGGGCGACGATTCCAATCACGATGAGAGTGATGGGGTTGGCTGCCATCACCAGGTTGAACGCGATCATGGCCAGCGTCCACAGCTTCGTGACCACCCAGGCCGCGTACATCAGCTGGATCAGCCACGGCAGCGTTTCGGCGATCGACCCAAGGGCTGAAGCCACTGCGCCGAGCGTCGCAAGGACAGGCCCGGAGAGCGGCTCGACCGCCTTCGCGATCTGGTAGAACGCCCCAGAGATGTCGCCGAGGGCCTCGGCCAGGATGGGCGCCTGCTTCGACGAGTAGGCGAGGAACCCCTCAAACTTCTCGCTGCCCTTCAGCCCTGTCCCCCAGTTGGCGAACCGACCGGTGATGTCCTGCATCCGCCTGCTGATGGAGTCCATGTGCGGAAGGAACGCCTGGATGACGCCAGCCGCGCCCTTGAAGATGCGGCCGAAGCTGATGCCCAGCCCGACGAGCGCCGGCTGCACGGAGCCCGTCAGGTCGGCCTTGAACTCCCTCCACCATGGCGACTTGAAGCCGGCGGACGCCCGGTCCTGCAGCTTCCCGATGGCGTCGGCAGCGGCGAGCACGATTGGCGTCAACCCAGGCAGACTGTTCTTCACCCCGAGCAGCGCCCGCGTGAAGATCGGCATGACAGCCGGCTGCAGCGCCTTCGCCCAGCCGTCGAATGCGCTCCGCAGAGCCAGGAAAGCGTTGAACGTCGTGCGGGCCGCCGGCGACAGCTTCGCCAGCGCCTGCTGGTACTTGGCCTGTGCGATGGCAGCCTGGTCCACGCCCCCGGCCGCCTGAAGCGACGCGGAGGCTATCTGGCGCTGCGCTGAAGCGATGGAGTCCGCCGCCTGGGCCTGCGCCCTGGCGACGTTCGCCATGGCCTTGGAGACGGCCTTCTGCGCGTCGGCGACACCTCGGGTGCGGTCCTGGACGTTCTCCTGGGCCTTGGCCAGGCGGTCCTGGGCCTGCAGAACCGTCTTGGAGCCGTTGACGCCCGCCTTGGCCGCGGCGGCTGTCTCGTCCTTCAGCCGGGCCGTTTCAGTCGTCTGCTCCTTCAGCCGCTGCGTCGCCTGCTCGACCGCCAGCGCGGCCCGCTCCCTCTCGAGGACGGTCGACTTGCGGTCCTTGAGGACCTCCTGCTGCCGCTGCTGCGCTTCCGCGAGCGACAGCGTCGCGTCCTTCTGGGCCAGCTGGGCAGACGCGTACTTGTCGGCGAGGTCCTGAAGCTGCCGCGCGGCCTCCGCCCGGGCAGCTACCAGGTCCAGCTGCGCCTGGCGGGCATCGCGCTGTGCGGAAGCGAGCTGCCGCTCGGCGTCTTCGACGCCGCGCTCCGCCTGTTCAACCTGCTCACGGGCCGAAGTGATCTGCTGGGCAGCGTTGCGATGCGCCGCAGCGAGGGACTGCTGAGCCCCAGCCATCTGCAGGGCCCGCGAAGCGCCTGCGCTCGCCGCCTGCCCACCCTTCAGTGAGGACGTGGTCGCGGCGTCCTGGGCCTGCTTCTGTGCCTGGAGGGCGCCGGCGATGCCGATGAAGGCCGGCGCCGCCACGGCGGCAAGGGCGCCCACGCCGACGGCAGCAGCGACTGCAGCCGAGGTGATGGATCCGATGCCCGCGGCGAGAACGGGGATCGCCGGCAGAGCGGCGAGGCCGCCGATGGCGACCGCTAGGTGGAGGATCGCTGAGATCGCGCCTGAGGTGTCGGCGTCGACGCGGACACGCTTGCCGTCCACCGCATCGATCGCGGCGTGCACCGCAGACAGCTCGGCGAGAGCCGTCGCCGTGTCGGCCCGGACCTGCACGTTCGGGTGCTCTGCCCCGAGACGCGTCAGTTCGGCCTCGATCAGCCGGATCTCGGCGCGGGCCTCGCCCGCATCGATGTCGATGCCGATCCGCTTGCCCGCCAGGGTCTCCATACGGACACGAAGAGCCTGGAGATCGGAGTCCGCCTCAGAAGTGTCGGCGCCGACCTCAAGCCGGGGCATACTGCGGAACGCGGCCTCGAGGCGAGCCCTGAGAGCACGCGAGAACGCGCCCGCCGTCTCGTCGCCCTGCCGTGCTGCCGCAGGGCGGCCAGCTCGGCCGCCCTGGTTGATGCCGTCACGGACCGAGTCGCGCATGGAGGAGGTGATACGGCTGGCGATCTGCTGGCCGATCTCCTCGCCGATGCGCAGACCGACGTCGCCGACCTGGCGCTGCATGGCAGGGCCGAAGGACCGCCCAGCAGCGCTGCCCGCATCCTCGCCGGCGCGAGTCGCCGCAGGAACGAGCCCAGAGCGCAGCTGAGCGTAGATGCCGCGGGTGTTGGGGACGACGTCGACCTCGACGGAACCGACCTGAATCGCCACAGCGCGCCCCCTCGCCTAGGCGCCCGCGGCGCCCCCGTTGATCAGTTTGAACAGGCGCTCGGCTGCTATGTCCGACATCGGCTCGCGGTCAGGCTTCGACGTGACACCGGGCCGCCGGATCGGCTCCGGCCTGCGGGGCTTGCGGCCCTTACCGCTGGAGTTGGCGACCACGAGGATGTACTGCATCTCCCGGATACCGTCCGAGATCCCCGCGAGGAGCTGCTGATCCATGGACCAGCGGCCTTCCTCGGGCCTCCCACCCCGGGCCTGCTGCTCGTACTCCTCGGCCGTCAGAGCGTTGCGCAGCGCGGTCATCGTCGCCGATTCCGGAGGTAGGTTCTGGATGAGGACGCGCAAGCGGCGCGAGGACATCTCCCCGCGCCACCAGGCGTCGATCTGGTCGGCGTCCCGCGGGTAGTAGCGGGCCAGATCAGCCTCTACCGCCTCCGCGTGCGCCTCGACGACGCCTTCGGTCCACCGGACTTTCCCATCTGCTCACCCGAGGCCTCGCCGGCGGCGTTGGCGAACTCGCTGACCTCGTCGTTGGTGGGGTCGAGGTCCAGGTAGATGTCGTAGGAGTCGGGGCTCAGGACGTCTTCCATGAAGCCGTCGATGTCGCCGATGCGGAGCTTGCGCATCGTCGACTGCCGCCACGCGCCGCTGGGGACGCACTCGACGTCCTTCCCTGCGAACGGGGCAGTGATGTAGTGGCCGGTGGCCTCGGCTTCCTGAGCCTCGGCGGGGGTGACGTCCTCGGTGCTGGTGGTCATGGCGCGGGCCTCTCGTTGTGGTTGCGGCGCGGGCTGTCAGGGTGGTGAAGGGTGGGCAGGCCGGGGCCCGCGCCGACGGTGTGGCCCGCCCACCCAGTCGTGGCCGGCGTCAGCTCAGCGGGTCCGCAGGCGTCGCCGGGATCTTGTCGACGTGGTAGACCGTGTTGCCGGCGGCGTCCGGGTAGGTCGTGATCGTCCACTCGAAGCCGGACATCTCGTCCTGCTTGTAGGTGACGTCGGACCGCTCGTTGATCTCCCCCTGGGGGACGTAGAAGCCGCGGTAGCTGTCGCCGTCGATGACGAGGAACCAGAACGCACGGCGGTCCGGCACCGGGCTCGCGGTCTCGGCGAACTTGGTGATGCCGGAGACCGGGGCGAGGTCGTCCTCGTCGATGCGGTAGTGCAGCGACATCACCGGCAGCCGGGACGTCTCCCACACGGTCAGGGAGAACGTCCTCACCGACTGGGTGATCTGGGTACGGAACGGGGAGGTCAGGCCCCACGGGGTGAACTGCTGCGACTCCTCGTCCCAGCCGTTGACGAGGCCGTCGTCGGAGATGGCTCCGAGGGCCTGCCAGGGGTCAGTGGGCTGAGCGAGAGGCGAGGCGAGTGCCGCGGTGCCGACAGGGGCGACCCAGCCGCCGCCGTTGGCGCCGACCATCGTGAGATCCGCGGCGCGGGTGATGTTGACCATGGTGTCTCCAGACATGGAAGAGGCCCGCGCTCGGGCGGGTGATGTGGGTCCGGCGCAGGCCCCAAGGCCGGTCAGGAGACCGGGTGGCTGTAGATCTGATAGGTGGCGCCGACGCGGCGCAGGCCGGTGTTCTCGTAGGGCCTCACGGCCGGCGGCGGGGTGGAGGTGGCAGCGCCGAAAACCGCGGTGCTGGTCTTCACGCCCGGGAGCTCGGTCAGCAGCCAGCCCCGCACCTGTGCAGCGAGCGCGATGGCGGCTGCCCGAGTGGCGGCGTAGACGTCGATGTCGACCAAGGCCCGGTCGAGGCGGAAGCCGTCGTCACCACCCGCGGGAAGCCGCTGCACCTGAATGGTGGGCAGTTCCTGCAGGAGGTTGTTGTCCAGCTCGTCACGGACGACGACGCTCGGCCCGGCCTTGGCCTGCAGCCACTGAATCAGCTCGAGTTCGACGTCGACACTGCCGACTGTAGCCATCAGCGGCCGCCAGCCTGAGCCGCGCGCAGCAGCACGTGGTGAGCGCGCACCCGCTCCGTCCCGTACTCCACGTGAGCGCCCCACGGGGCCGTGTTGCCCACGATGGCGACGGCACGGTCCTTGCGTCGTCCGCCGCGGCGGACGGGCTGGACGAAGAAGGAGCCCTTGTACAGACCGCGGTGAGGGTCCCGCGGACCGCCGACAGGGGCGATCCCCTCCGCCACGCCCCTGATGACGTCGGCCCGGCGGACCATCTCGGCGAGAACCATGTCACTGCGGAGCAGCTGCCCCACCCCGCGCTTGGACATCTTGAAGCGTGCAGCCATTGCGACCCCTTCCAGCAATGCAGGTGTCAGCCCGTGACTCGGTCCGCAGCGAACTGGACTGGGCCGCGGGTGCCGGTGAACGGGCTGCGCCCCCAGTCGCCCGGCTCCCCCGTGATGTCGCAGACAGCGCCGCGGATACGGACCTTGTCCGTGGTGCGGAGCTGGGTGCCGGCAGGGGCGTAGACGGTCCAACCGACGATGACGGTGTCCCGCGCCTGCTGCTGGTCACCTCCGACGGTCGGCGTCTGAGCCCGAGGGGTGACCGCGCACCCATGGACGTCGAATGACTCGTCCGGGCCAGGCAACGGCTGCCCGCGGGCATCGCGGCCTGGCGAGTCCCCAGTACGCAGGACCCGGACGGTCTCCCCGAAGTGGTAAGGGCCGGGCATCAGATCCAGCCCCAGCCTGGCTCGTAGGACAGCCCTGAGCCGTAAGCGTCGTCGACCGGGTAGGTCGGCGACGGGTCCGCCGTCTTGGGAGTGGGATCGATCGTGAACGCGCCACCCCTGCCGGCCAGCGACTTCAGGGCCGCCTTGTCGGACTTCGTCAGATACAGACCGCCCGACCCGGACGGGCGCTGCACCGACATGGGGCCGATCGTCTCGTAGCTGACCTGCTGCGGATTGACGTAGGCGCGGCCAGCCACAGACAGGACCACCGCCGTGGCCTGATCCGGCAGCGGCCTCACGACCGACTCGCACAGGGCGACAGCCTGCTCCAGAAGCAGATCAGCCCGGTCCCCGTCGATCTCCGGCAACCCCAAGTACATGCCGAGTTGCTCGGCGGTAGGAGGAACGAACGGCATCAGGTCCTCCTCAGCTTGCGAGAGCCTCCATGGCGTCGCACCAGGCGGAGAGTTCGTTGGCCGGGTCCAGCTCGGCCGAGCGCGCCTTCGCTCGCTTCGACACCAGCTGGTACTCGGCGCGCGTGGTCAGCAGTTTCCTGATCACTGACTCGTAGCCGGCGACGTCGTGCAGGTCGACGAAGACGCCAGCCTCGCCGAGCGCCTCGCACAGCCCGGGGGTGGGATGGGCGATGACCGGGATACCGGAGGCCATCGCTTCCACGCCGGCCCGGCCCCACGACTCATACGAGGACGGCATGAGCAGGATCTTCGTGCGGCTGTAAACGCTCTCTCGCATTTCGTGACCGCTGACGTGATCGAGGACCTCGACGTTCGGCAGGTCCGGGAGGATCTGCTCGCCGTAGGCGCCGCGGACCGCAAGGAACTGCACGTCGGGCATGCGACGCGCCAGCCTCTCGAACAGCGCGCCGCCCTTCTCGAGGTTGCAGTTGACCAGGGTGACCCGGTCGCCGGGCTTCGTCCGGTACTCCTCGGCGAACACCGGTGGCCGGACGACTAGTTCCTGCCGGGGTCGGACGCTACGCGGGTACTCGGCGAAGAAGAGTTCGGCCTCGCGCCGCATCCACTGCGAGTTGTAGACGGCCAGGGCGGTGTCTCCCGACGCCATCTGACGGAAGGATGGCAGGTGTGTGTTGTGGCAGACGACGGCGAGCGGCCTGCCGTAGCCGCGGGCCATTGCACCCGCGCTGGGCACGTTCTCCAGGTGGGAGACCACCACGTCCGCCTTGCGGATGGCCGAAGCCGCGTCCAGGCGCGTCTCCAGCGGCACGACCTGCACGCCGTCCAGGTCGTAGGCTTCGCGGTCGTCGGTGTAGCGGGACAGCCACACCGACACGTCGTGGCCCCGTTCGACGAGCGCGCGCAGCATGGAATGGACCATCCACTCGGCGCCTGCATTGTGCCGGGGCGGGTAGCCGTGCAGCCGGGCGACGATCTGCATCGCCCGGCCGCCACGGCTCACGAGGCGCCGCCGGCCGCCAGGTACTTGACGAACGCCTCCTCGTCGCCGAGGACGAAGCCGTAGTACGCCTCTGCGAGGAGGAGCACCAGGTTCTCCTGGAACGCGGAGTGGACGCCGCCGTCCTCGTCGATGTACGTCGCCTCGCGGCTGATCTTGACCGTGATGTCCATGCCGACGCCATACGCCGTCTGGGACCAGTCACCGCCGATGCCCCGCAGGCCGGTGTCGATGGTGCCGGACTGGCGCCGCAGCTTGCCGGACACCGAGCGGGAGTAGGCGACCGGCTCGCCGACCAGCGTACCCGCGAGGGCCGCGCCGGTACCCGGCTGGGTGGTGTCGACGAAGATGGGGCGGCCGGTGGTGTCGGTCGCTCCGAGCAGGCTGGGCTTCATCCGGTGGTCGAGGACGGTGCCGGTGTAGTCCCAGTCGTCGTCGATGGTCTCCTTCATGCCCTTGACGATGTCGCCGTAGATGCCGCCGTTGGCCTGGCTGGTGCCGCCGATCGTGACCGACTTGGTGGTCATGGCGAGGTAGTCGGCGAAGGGGCCGGTGGCGCCCTTCATCGTCTTGCCGTGGATCGTCGCGCGGTCGAAGGCTCGGGCGAACGCGGTGGGGAGGTCGCGCTGCAGCTGCGTCCACAGGCCGGCGGCGTTGGAGTCGGCGACCTCCATCGCAACCGGGATCAGGACGGCGATCTTCTTGCCGGTCATCTGCTTGATGTCGACGCCGCCGGTGCTGATCGGCTTCCGGCCAGCCTGCTCGACCCAGTCCGCGGTCGGCACGTCCAGCGGCACCGGGACCGCCGTGTTCGCCGTCATCGCCAGCGGCACCCGCTTTGCGAGCGACATGACCGCCGACTGCTCGACGCTCTTCTCGAAGATGGGCCCGACCAGGGTCTCGGGCAGGAAGGTCGAATCGATGTCCGACAGCTTGATAGGCGGCGTAGCAGCCATGGTCTACCTCTCTCAGCGCCCCCCGTGGAGGGCCCTCTTCATGAAGCCCGCGAACTCCTGCTCGGGGCTGTTGGGGGTTCGGTTGCCGTTGCCTGACGAGCCCTGCGTGCGGTCCGGCCGCGGCGAGCGTGGCCCCTCGGGGGCCTTGGCCCAGTGCGGCTTGCGCTTCAGAAGTTCGGCGAGGTCGCGCTTGATGGCGTCGGTGTCGATGGCGCCGTCGTCGTCGACGTAGTCCGCCAGATTGAGGGCGCCAGCAGCGTCCTCCGGGTCGGCGAAGTCCTTCGCGGCCAGAGCCTCAACCTTCGAGGTCACCGCGGTCCGGATGGCCTTGGCCGCCTTCTCCTGCTGGGCGGTGAGCTGCTCGGCGAGCCTCTCCTGCTCGGTCTTCTGCGCGTCCTCGAGCTCCTTCGCCCGCCGGGCGAGAGGCTCAAGCTCCTTGAGGCGGTCGCGGAGGCTCTTGTTCTCCGCGTTCTTCTTGTTGATCGCCTTCTTGGCGCGGTCCGCGTCGAAGGGCTCCTCTTCGGGTCCGTCCGCCTCCGGGGCGGCCTCCGACTCCTGCAGCTGCTCTTCGACCTGCTCGTTCGGGGTCTCTTCAGGCATGGTGAACTGGCCCTCCAGGGGCTGAGAAAGGCCACCTCCGGGGCAGCCAGGGGGTTACAACGTGGGCTGGTGCCCGTGTTCGGCGAGCGCCAGGCGGAAACGCCTCAGCTGGTCGCCCGAGTGAGGCGCCGCGAACTCGCGGTACAGCCGCTCCCACTCACGTGCGTGATCGGACAGCTCGAACCGCTGCCCCTTGAACACCGGGACGACACCGCAATGGCAGCCGTCGTGGGCCTGGAAGTCAGCCGTGTCCTGCTTGTAGACCGCCCCGCGAGTGGCGAGGAGCTTGCAGAAGGAGCAGGCTCCCAGTGCAGCTGAGCGGGCCCATGCCGTGGCCTGCCGGTCGCGCCGCACCGCCTCCTGGACGGTTCCGCGCCCCTGATCAACCACGAGCTTCTGCGCTACGGCCTCGGCCTTCTTCTCCGCCTGCTCGAGGCGGACGTCCATCGGTTCGCTCTGCGCCTCTGTCGTCTGCGGATCGTCCGGATCGCGGGGCCACAGATCCTTCGTCGCCCAGCGCAAGCTGTTCTCGACCTGCTCATCGGGCGGCGGATCGGCCAGCGGGACATCGAACCGTCCGGCGACTCTGGCAGCGGTCCGCGCGGCGTCGTAGTAGTCCGCCGACAGAGCCGAGGAAGCAGACCCGTACTGATCCACCAGAACCTGTACGGCGGCGATCCAGTCGGGGACCGTCACCTCGAGCCGCGACGGGATGATGATCCGGCGCAAGCTGCGCACGTCGCGGGTCAGGCTCCTCGTGAGGCTCCGCTGAGCCATCCGTTGACGTGCGGCAGCCGGCCCGGAATCAGAAACCGTTGACGCCATCGGCACCCTCCGGCTCCACGGCCCCTTCGGTGTCATCCAAGGTCAGGGACGCCAGGAGCTGGCGGCCCTGGGCCCGACGTCGCTCCGAAGCGACCCTCTGGCGCTGATCCTCCGTGAGCCCCGCCATCTCCAGCGCGACCTCGGAGTCCGCAGGCAGCAGGCCAGCCTGGACCATCTTCACCGCAGCATCCGTCTGTGCGGCAATCGTCGGCGTGGCCGGGTTGCGCCATACGGTGTCGATGCGCCGTGCCGGGTCCGGAGGCTCGCCGTCACGCACCCACAGAGCCAGCCGCATCGTCGCCCGATGAGTGGCGCCGAACCGGCGGATCCGCCGCTCGGCCTTCTTCACCAGAGCGCCCTCGGCGGAACGGATGGCGTCCGCACTGGCCGGGTTGTCGCTGGTGTAGCCCAGCATGTGCGGCGGCACCGACAACTGCGACGACATGATCCGCGCATAGAGGTCGATGATCTTCGTCTGTCCGGAAGGGTCATGGGCGGTGAAGGCGCCGACCGTCGGAACGTTGCCGTCCTCGTCGCGCTCCAGCGCCAGGACACGGCCGATGTACGTCTCCCAGGCCGACTTCGCGTTGCCCTCGGCGTCCTGGAATGCAGACTCGCTGGCACCCAGGATGTAGCGCTGCGGCGCTCCGAAGAACTCGGCGGCCACCTCGATGCCCATCAGCCGCCGGCACGCGGCGTCCGTGATGGACCGGACCTCCGGCGTGATCTCCGATTTGCCGACCCGGTCCCCGGTGCGCTGCCGGTTGGCCATGCGGAGCACCGTGACCACGCCGAGCCCGTGCTCGTCCCGGTCCAGCACCCGCCAGTCGCTGCCTTCCTGCACAGCATGGATCGTCTGGTCTGGCAGGTACAGCGTCACCAAGCGCTCGTCCGGCGTCAGACCGAAGTCGTACCGGTCCTGGCACTCACGCAGGGCATACAGGGGCTTCCGCAGCCGGGCGTCCCACGCCAGCGTCATGTCGAGCGGCGACTCGTAGGTGATGATCGGCGGGGCGCCATCGTCGTCGGCCGTGCCGACGGTCACGTACTCGCGGCCATAGGTGAGGGCGTCCAGGTGCGCCAGGCTCGACTCGTCGTAGAGGTCGTTGGCCTCGGCGATCTCCTCCAGCTCCGCGGAGTCCGTGCCGTCGGCCCATCGGAACGCCTCGAGGTCGAGGCGCTGCTCAAGCGCCTCCACCCCGACCCGCGGCCAGCCGATAACCGTGTGCAGGGTCTTCAGCTGCGGCGGGATGCTGATCCCCAGGTCACGAATCACCTGCTCGCCGTTGAAGTAGGCGTCCAGCACTTCCAGCTTGAAGCGCTGCGCCAGCAGATCGGTTCGCAGCAAAGTGAGGATCTGCTTCTCGTCGTCCGACAGGTCGAGCAGGGGGAGGGTGGGAATCGTCACCGCAGGACCACCACCCTTCCCTTGCCACGAGCCGTTGACCGCTTCGCCCAGGCCGGGCTGTTCATCACCATGCGGCGCAGCATCCGCGCGCCGATCGCGCACACCGCCAGGTCGATCTTCCGGGCCGACTCGCGATGCTCCTTGCCGATCGTGTAGCCCCAGGCGTTCGTGCGGCGCCTGGCGTTCGCAACGTGCTGACGCAGCACCTTGTGACCGTCGTGGGTCAGCTGGCGCTCCAGGACGTCCCGGTAGAACCGGTCCACGGCCTCAGTGAACGTCTGCTGCCGGCGGCGATCACGCATGTCCCACATCACCGCGTGAGCGCCGTGGCCCGACGAGACCGCCTTCAGCTTCAGCCGCTTGCCGTAGCGCTGCGCCCACGCGTCGATGAACCCGTCCCAGTAGCGTTCGCCGTCCGCGTCGTCGAACCCGGAGCCCGGGTCGGCGAAGAACGCGAGCGGCTTGTACATGGCGAACGTGTGGTCCACCACGCCGTCGACCTCCTCGCGAGGCACCCGCCATGGAACGTCGTCCGGCCAGTTCGCGGGCCGCTGCCACACCCCGAGCGTCTGCACATGGCCGTCCCGCAGCCGGCAGGCGACCAGGCCGGTGGCGTCATCCGATTTCGAGCCGTCGAAGAAGCAGACGATCTCGTCGCCCTCGTCGAGGCTCACGCCCTCGTGCGGGCAGGCATCCCACTCGTAACGGGCAAGGAAAGCGTCCTCTGCGGCCGTGATCTGGTTGAACCAGAACCGGCGGGATCGGCTCGGCGGGTTGCGGACATCGAGGATCGACGCCTTCAGCCGCTCGATGTCCAACCATGTCGAATCGCCGCGGACGGCCCTCAACGTCGGCTCGATCCACTCCTCGACGAGCAGCGCCTCGCTCGGCGCCTCCAGGGAGTCGTAGAACAGTCCGGTGTCGGCCGCCCGGCCCGCTTCGGCTGCCTCGTAGGCTTCCCGGGTTCGCTCGGCTACCGAGTCCTCGCCAGGCTCGTAGGCGTTCGTGTTCGCCAGCGTCCTGGCCTGGCCATCCGCCGACTTGGTGGCGTTTCGCTCGATGACCGCAGCCATCTCGTGCCCCTGGTTCGCCTCCACCCAGTGGTGGGTCTCGCCCATGTTCACAGCCGTCGGCCGGCCACCCTCCAGCGCGCGAGGCGACGACGTCACAGCTTCGATGCGGGCCCTGCCCTTGTCGGCGTAGATGATCTCCTTGCCGAGGTCGATCCGATACTCCTCGATCGCCCGCTTCGTCAGGATCGACGGGAACAGCGTCATGGTGTTCCGAGTCTGGTCCTGCGACACCGCGGCAATCTGGACCCAAGCCGCCGGGTGCTGCACACCAAGCGGCTGCCCCGCGGGCACACCCCACTCATTCCCCTCGTCCGCGACCCTGCCGAAACGGCAGGGGCCCACGAACTCGAAGGCCGACCACGTTGCGATCAGCGGGTCCTTGCCCCAGCCCTTCAAGCGTTGAATGACGCCGTCGCGCCACAGGAAGCGGTCCGTCGCTGGGTCCATGGCGTACCACCACAGCGTCAGGCGGGCCTGCTCCGGGGTGTAGCGCCACGGGGCGCCGACATAGTGCTGCAGGTAGGTCGCCGTCCAGGCCAGTGCATGCCAACCCAGGGTGTACTCGGGGAGGACGAAGCGCTTATCCGGCCCGCGCTTCCACGTCGGGCCGATGGTGAACGGGGTGACGACCTCAGGGACTTCTCCCTCAGCCACTCGCGAGGTCACGGTAGGCATCCAGCGGCTTCACCGATGCCAACTGCGGGCCGGCTGGCTTGCGCTCCAGCTCGATCCGGGCGCGGCGCCGGTCTCCCTCGGTGGTGAGCAACCGGGCCATGACGCTGTCGAGGGCGCTCACGTACTGGCCGTTCGGTGGCCGGTCCGACGACAGACCACGGGACATCAGCTCCGCCGCGTACCGCGCCATCGCCCAGTCTGACGGCTGGTAGAAAGCGGCCTGGCCGGACACCTGCAGCGAGAGGTACCAGTCCGCGGCGATCGGATGCCACAGGGGATCCGGATCAGGCAGGTCCGGCAGATCCGTCGGCGCCCCGGACGGGGCCTTGGTGATCGCGTCCTTCTCGTACTTGGAGCGATGCCCCATGCGCTCCTCGGAGCGCTTGCCGATAGGGCCACGTGCACCCATGTCGACCTCCAGGGTCTCGGTGCGAGTGGCCGCGCCTCCAGGGAGCGGCCTTGATCATCAGAAGGGCGCCCTGGCGGGGCGCCGGCCGCCCTAGGAAACCCGGGCGGAATCTCAGGTGCTATACGGCCCCGATGGCCGGGAAGGCCGGCAGGGGGGTAGCCCCCCAGGTCGCCGGCTGCCAGCCAGCTCGGGCTTGATCTTGATCAGTCGCTCTCATGGACCCAGTGGTGGGCCCAGACGTCGGTCAGGTCAGGCTCGACGACGATCATGAGCTTGTCGGTGTCGCTGGTCGTGCTCAGGTGACGCATGGCGATCGGGACGCTGGTGCCGCACTCCGGGCACTGGATGGTCGCCTGCCCCACACCGGCCCCGCCCGCCCCCTCCAGGCCGGCCACGTCAGCCTGCCTGCTGCGTGGGTGGTCCGTCCCGCTCGCCCTCGTCCACCCTCTGGATGTGGGCCTGCTGGGCACTAGGGATAGCTAGGCATACACCGTTGGCGTCGGAGAAGACGGCCCACTCGCCCTGGAAGGCGAGGGTCAACTCGGGATCCTCGACGAGGACGTCCTCGCGTCGCTTCTCTGTGGGGTGCTGGATCAGGTAGGCCGGCATCACTTCACCCCGGGGTGCTCTTCGGTGGGTCTCTTGCGTCCAGGCTTGGGGTTGTCTCGCTGTGCTTGATTGCCCTCTCGGCTGGACTTCTGGTCGTGGCACGGTCCGCACACACCCTGCAGGCCAGTGTCTGTGTGGTCGTCGACCTTGGCCTCGATGTGGTCACAGAACGCCGAGGGCCGCACCCCGCAGATCTTGCAGACGGGGTCCCTCTTCAGGATCCTGGCCCGGATCCTTCGCCAGTTGGGCGGGAGTCTTTTGACGCGCCCCGACCCCTGCCAGCCGCCACTCATTGGGTCAGCCCTGACTCAGGCCGGCCGTCATGATGGCTCTGACAAGTTCGAACGCCTGCAGCTCGGAGAACCCGGCGTTGACATACGCCAGGTAGAGCTCGTGAAGCTGAGCAGCCGCAGCAGCCAGCTGGGTGATGGGATCTTCCGGATCGGCCATGGCGCGGGCTCCTTCGTCGTCACGCTGCGAGCGCCCGGCGGATGCCCTCTTCGAGGGTGACCTTGGGCAAGTAGAAGTCGAGCATCTGGCTGGGGTCACAGACGCGGTGGTGCACCCCTTGCGGGGCGGATGCGAGGTGCTTGAGCGTCGGCGAGTAGCCGGCCGCCTGGGTCGTCAGATGGGCGAGGTCGTCGAAGCTGGTCGCCCGGCCGGTGCCCAGATTGACGGGGCCTTCAACGCCTTCGTCGACGGCTGCGAGGGTTGCGCCGACGAGGTCGTCGATGTGGATCCAGTCGCGGGTGGATGTGCCGTCGCCCCAGATCTCGAAAGGGTCCTGCCGCTCCTTGGCCCGGCGGATGAACGCGGGGAAGGGGTAGCAGTCGTCCTGGTCTTCGCCGTAGCCGGAGAAGGGGCGGAGCACCGTCATCTGCGTGCCCTCGGCGGCGGCGTACTGGCAGAGCTGCTCGCCGGTGAGCTTGGCAAGGCCGTAGGTGGCGTCCGGCTGGCCGGGCTGGCCGTAGTCGATGTCGGTCTCCCCCAGGCGCCGGATCTCTCCTGGCCCCTGGAGGGCGACGGGGTAGGCCGCGGACGAGCTGAAGTACACAGCCCGCGGGATGCTGTTGCGGGCGAGCCAGCGCATGTACCAGGCGTCGAGAGCCAGGTTGGTGGCGACGCCGAGCGGGGACCCGTCGATGCTGGCGCGACCCCCGACGATCGCCGCGCAGTGGATGGCGATGTCGTAGACGTCATCGCTGTAGCGGAAGAGATCGAGGGCGTCGGAGTGGCGCGGATCCAGTTCCACCCCGTGGACGTCCCAGCCGCGAGCTTCCATGGCGGCGTGAAGGTGTCGGCCGACGAAGCCGCAGTGCCCGGTGAGAAGTACCTGCATCAGCTGCTCGCCTTCACTGCCCGGAACACGGGCCACGGCATGCCGTCGACTTCGAGCCGCTTGAGACCCACTCGGGCACAGAGGGCGTCCTGCTGCTCGCGGGACCAGGTAGTGACGCCGATCCAGCCGCCCCCCTCCTGCGGCTCGTCGGCGACCGGCCAGTCGAGGATGAGGAGTCCGTTGACGCGGACCGCGGCCCGTAGGCCTTCGATGATCCGCTCGCCTGCCTCGTAGGTGTGGTGGATGAGGACTGCGAGGGAGATGACCGCGTCGGCCTTCTTTCCGATGACGCTGGCGAGGTCGGTGCCGTCGCTGACTACCGTCGCCATGCTGGGGTCGCGGTCGGCGAGCCGGTTGAGCATGGCCTGGGATCCGTCAGCGCCGATGACGTCGTAGCCGAGCGCCCGCAGCGGTACGGCCACGCGTCCGTCGCCGCAGCCGAAGTCGACGACCCGGCTGCCCTCCGGGAGCACGGTCGACAGCAGGGCGGCCTGGTTCTGACCGGAGGACTCGTATGCGTCCTCGGAGATGCCGCGGGTCGGGTGGATGGCCGCAGGGTCGGCTTCGTTCCATGCGTCGATGACGTCGCTGATGGTCATGCTGTCTCCTCGACGAGTGCCCGCAGCTTCTCCAGGTCGGCGTGGAGGCCGCCTTCGTCGCGGTAGTGGTAGTAGGCGGTCGCGTCGGCGGTGGCCTGCTCGGAGCTGTTGCACTCCTGGTAGCCGGCGTCCATCGCTGCCTTTCCGATGGCGGGGTGCATGTGCTCAAGGACGACGTCGCCGAGGTAGGTGATGCGGCCCATGCCTCGGCCCCAGTCCATCCACACCAGGTCGAGGCACAGGTGGACGAGGGACGGGGGCGCCATGTAGCCGAGGGTGCTGACGATGTCCGAGGTCAAGGCGACGGCGGTGGCCATCGTCTCGCCTTGCAGCAGGTCATTGCCGTAGACGATGCCGGGTCCGCCCGACAGGCAGATGCGGAAGCGCTCGTCCCAGCCGACCGTGCGGGGGCGGTGGTCGTCGCCCATGAACGCGAGGAACCGGTAACGCGACGCCATGTCGACAGCGACCTGATTGAGTGTGCCGCACAGCCGAAGCCGCGGGCCGGTCACCCAATGGACCCGCGGGTCGTGGATGGTCTCCATGTGTTCGCGGTAGCCGGCGAGCACGGGGTCGTCGTCATCGACCGCGAATAGCAGGTCGGCGGTGGCGCCGGTCTGCCGCCAGCATTCGAGGATCGCGGGGACGCTGTCAGGCCGGCCACGGGTCGGCACAATCATCAGCAGATCGTCTGCCACGGCACCTCCTATGCGGGCTGGGGGCCGAGGTTTTCCAGAGTCATCAGCCACGGGTATGTCGTGTTGGCGTAGACGCGGCCGGTGCTGGTGCCCTGGTGGACGAGCGCGAAGGTGACGAGGCCGGCGTTTAGGTTCCCGGCGCCGACGGTCATCAGGAAGCTGGGAATCTTGGAGAACGCGGTGCTGGGGTAAAGCCAGGGGGCGCCCTCTGCCAGCGGCGAGGACGTGTCCGAGCCGTGATAGGTCCCAATGGCGCCGGCGCTGGTCAGCATGGCCACGTCCATGAAGTGCCCGCCGTTGTACATCATCGCGAGGTCGATGCGGATGCGGTCGCCTGCCGCTGCGGGGATGGAGCACTGAAGGGCAGTGCTCGCCGAGGTGACGACGACCACCCATGCGGGGGCCGAGGGTAGGTCGACGACAGCTCCGTCGGTGATCCGTGCCCGGGTGGTTCGGTGGTTCGGGCCTGTGGGTCCCGCGGGGCCCTGGGCGCCGGTCGCGCCGGTGGCTCCCGTGGCGCCGGCGGGTCCTTGAGGCCCGGGCTCCCCTTGAGGGCCGGCAGGGCCCTCGGGGCCCGTCTGTCCGTCGGCGCCAGCCGGGCCTTGGGCGCCCGTTGCTCCCGTAGCCCCAGTTGCACCTGTCGGCCCTTGGGGGCCAATCGCTCCCTGGGGGCCAGCGGGCCCTTGGGGTCCTGCTGGGCCTTGCGGGCCGGCGGGCCCCTGTGGTCCGGGAGGACCGGTCTGACCTGGAGCATCGGGGACGGGCTCAAGGCCGCCAGGGCGGGGCAGGCGCTGAAGGTCGGCGAAGTTGACCATGCCGGTGCCGTCGATCCGCGCCCAGAAGTGGATGCGCTGGCCGCCAGCCGGCCAGATGTCCAGCTCCCATAGCCACTCAGTCGGCGGGGTGCCACTGAGGACTGCGGGCAGGGGCTCGATGCCAGCGGCGTCTGTCGGAAGGACTATGACGGAGAATGCGCCGTCGGTGACCTTGAACGGGCCTCCGCCGGCGTAGGCGGCGTTACGGTCGGCGTCGACGAGCTGGTGGGTCGGCGTGAGTCTCCCTCGGCCGTTGAAGCCAGTACCGGCAACGGCCGCCGGGAGCTTGCCGGCCAGCGTGACGGTCGGGGTGCCGGGCGGGAAGGCCATGTTGCCTCCCCTCGGTCAGCAGTCGAGTGTGAGCGGGGGCCGCCAGACTTGTCCGTCGCCGGCTAGGCCGGGTTGCGGCTGGTAGTCGAGCGGGACGAGGTGTGTGGGGGCGGCGGTCTCGTTGCGGGTGCCGAGCCACAGGTCGATGATCTGCCAGGGCTGTCCGTCGAGGACGGTCACGGTGCGCGGCTGGCCGCCGCACGAGTTGCCGTTGAAGATGCGGCGCCCGTAGGCCGGCGCGCCCCAGCCCACGTTGCCCGGCGCGGTCCAGCCCGAGTACAGCGATGGGGAGGTCGCGTAGCCAATCGGGGTGCCGGCGCAGTAGCCGCAGCCCTGATCCGAGTACGTGAGCACGTACTGCTGCGTGGCCTCATCCCACCAGCCACCCGGGCCCTCGATCGGGCCGCCCATGTTCGCGACCTTCCGGACGCCCTGGCCGGTACCGCCGGAGCCGCTGTAGTTGAGCTCTTCGAGGTTCAGCTGGGTGGCGCCCGGCATGGTGCACACGATCGCCGGCCGCTGGTTGGGGCGCTCGATGAGGCCGAAGTCGCCGTTGCCCGCACAGACGCCCAGGCTCGGCTTGTTGTACGAGCCGTTCGGCGAGACGCCCGGACCACACGGGCCCGCCGGGCCCGCGCACCCCATGACGTTGTAGGCGTTCGCGTTGGAGTCGGAGTAGTGCCGCGGGGCGTTGAACCAGAGGACGTAGACCCCGTCGTTCGGGCCCCAGCCGGATCGCTGGATGACCTTCGGGTTGAAGCACCCTTGCCCCGTGCCTCCGCAGGTCGCCTGCCACGAGCGCCTCGACCACGGGTCCCACGAAGTCGGATCGAAGAGGAGCTGCGGCGCCGACCACGGGCCCTGCGGGGTGGGGGCCTGGCTGACGCCGAAGCCACACCACGGGGTGTTCGGCACGTACCACTCGTAGCCGCAGGCGTACATCGAGCCGTAGAGGAAGTACGTGTCGCCGAACCGCTTCATCGTCGCGTCGTGCAGGTCCAGGCCCTGGATCGTGAACGGCTCACGGGCCTGCGGCTCATCGGCGGCAGACGGGGTGGCACCGGTCAGCAGAGACGCGGCCAGGGCTAAGGCGGCAAGCAGAGACCGGAGACGCACGGACGCCCCCTCCCATCAGTCGGGGGCGTGGGTGGATCAGGCGGCGCGAGCCTCGCTCATGGGAAGCGGCGGCGGGGCGCCCGGGGCAATGAGCTCGTTCGTGTACTCGTCGCGCTCGGCGCCGTTCAGCTCGAAGACGTCGTATCGGACCTTGCCGCGGCCGGAGCCGTGGCGGGTGATGCGGCCTTCTGCGGCCCAGCGGCGGATAGTGGATCCGGGGCGGCCAACGTAGAAGGAGGCTGCGCCCTCGTCGATAAGACCGTGCTCACCGGACATGTTCACCTCCGGGAACGCGAAAGGCCGCCCATGGCGGGCGGCCTTCGGGAGTCACAAAGTGTCCAGCGAAGCACACGGTACGCTCGCACCTGCGTTGCCGCAAGAGCAACTTTTCTTGCCCCCTGACGCGCCTTACCGCTTCCGGCTGGGGAGAATTGGCTTCCCGATGTGCCGATGGTTGATGGTGACGCGTCCGTGCCTGGCGAGCTGTTCCCCGAGTTGTTCGGCGATGGTGACGGACCTGTGTCGGCCTCCGTAGCAGTGGACGTGGATGTCGATGGTCTGTTGGCCGTTGCGGATGCGCCGTTCGGCGAGTCGTCGGGTGGCGTCGACTAACGCTTCGGCGCCGGGGGTGCTCATGACGTAGTCGGCGACGTGCTGGTCTCGGCCGGTGAGTTGGGTGAGGGCGGCTCGGACCCTGGGGTCGTCGGGCGGGTTGTGCAGGCCGGTGGTGTCGACGACGAGGGGGTTGGTGCCGGTCGGCGGGTCGTTGTGGCCGGTGCCGTAGGACGTTATGCGGATGTGGATGGTCATGTGGTCCTCCTGGCTGCGGAGGCGGCCTTGAAGATTCGGATGCCGGATCCGGGGTCGTGGGGGCTTCCGACGACGCGGCTGCGGGGGAAGCGGACGAGGAGCTTGGTGATGTGGTCTTCGCAGCCGTAGGCGCCAGCGTTGGTGGCGTCGAGGAACAGGTGGTCGTGGGCGCCGTTGGTGCAGGGCTCGTCGTCGATGCTGGCGGAGGGGCAGGGTGTGCTGGTCACTGAATCTCCCGGGCGTTGTTGGCCGCTTCGCGGATGAGGTGGAGGACTTCGGTCTGGGTGCGGCCATGGCCGTCGTTCCACTGGTGGATGGGCTGCTGGATGCCGCGGGCGGCGAGGATGTTGGTGAGGTGGCGGCCGGCTTCGGCGGCGGTGCGATCGTCGCCGTAGCCGAGCTGGCGGAGGACGTACTGGGCGCCGAGGATGCAGCGTCCGCCGCTGGTGTTCCGCATTCGTCCGCGGGCCCAGCCGTGCTGCTGGATGACGAGCGCGGTGAGTTCGAGATGTTGGGCGACGGTGATGTGCCGGGTGGTGCCGGCGTGGAGCTGGCGGGCGAAGGTGAGGGTCCAGTCGGGGAGGATCCGCAGGAGCTTCCCGGGGACGGCGAGCGTGGGCGCGCTGGCCGGCGTCTGGTCGGGCTGCCTGAGGGCTTCGGCGATGAGCTGGTCGGTGGTCTTGGTGACGAGCCGGTGGGCGGTGCGTGGGGTCTGGGTGGCGAGGTACTGCTCGATCTGGCGGATCAGGGTCTGGGCGTCGGCTGCCTGCGTGGGGCTGGCGGCCGGCAGGGTGGCTGTGGTCATGTGGTGGTCTTCCGTTCGCGGGAGAGGGGGCGCTCCTGGTGCTGTCCAGGCGGTCAGGGGCGCCCCGTGCGGGTGGGTGAGGTCAGCCGCGGAAGGTGGCGGTGAATCCCCGGTGGGTGAATCCCCGCCGCTGGTGCTTCCTGGAGATGTCCTCGAGCAGGTTGTTGAGGAGGTCTGCTGCGGTGAGGCCGGGCGGGGTGTCGACGGTGCCCTTGAACTGCTGCTCCGTGCCTGTGTCCTGCCAGCAGACGTGGATGCTGAATTCCCAGAGCTCTCGCTGGGCGGCCATGGTCCTCCTTGGGTTGGTCGGGCCGGGTCTGTCCCGGCTCCCCTCACCGCCCGTTCGTGTCGGGCGGATCGGGCAGCCGTCAGAACCAGCTCTTCTTTCCGCCGCCGGCGCCTGCGAGGGTCTTGTCGGCGTTGGCGAGTGCGACCTGTTCGGCGTGCTGCTTGGTTACTCGGTCGGCGAGCTCGTGGGCCTTGGCGACTGAGGTGTTGTCGTGGAGGCATCGGAGGGCGGCGGGCTGGAGGGTGTGGATTTCGCGCTCCTTGTGGATGAGCGTGCTGAGGCTGATTTCGCCGCGGCCGGTGGTGTTGCTGGCTCGGATGACCATGAGGTTGCCGGAGCCGTAGGCCCGCTCGTTGACGACGACCCAGACGCTGTACATCTGGGGGTCGGAGTAGCCGTGGGTGCCGACGCCCATGACGTAGCGGTCGCCGATGTCGTGGATGACGTAGAGGATGTCGCCGGGCTTGGCGACGGCGAGGAGGTGGCGCTTGTCGCCCCACTTGGCGGTGTAGACGGTCTTGTGCTGCTTCTCGCGGGCCATGATCTGGTTCTCCTTCGGGATGTGGTTTTGGGTGGTTTGCACCTCGGACGAGGGCATGGTTTATACCGGTATGCACCCCGGACAGGGGGCGGACGGCGGGCGGACGTGACCCGGGTCGCGTCCGGGGCCTGTCCGGCCCCTGACCAGGGGATATACCGGGGCAATTAGGGGTGGTGTCCGGGTGGTCAGGCGCCCTTCAGGAAGGACAGGGCGTCCTCAAGGTCTGCTCGGCGGTAGCCGTTCACCCGCCCCGCCTTGTGCGGGACAGTGATCTTGACCGTTCCCCCGGCACCTGCCTTCCGCAGGAGCTCGCCGAGTTCGTCGGGGGTGACCCCGTGGGCGATGAAGCCGGCCATCTCATCGAGCTGGGCCTCATCCCGCCCGAAGTGATCCATTGCCATGAGAGCGCCCTGCAAGGCGCCAACCTGGTCGCGCTGGGCTTCCGTCATCTCGTGGACTGCCCGTCCAGGGGCGCCGTCCCGCTTGGGACCGCCGGCGGCCGACGACAACCCGGTCACGTCGAGCAGATACTTCTCGATCGGGTCGTCCCACTGCCCGACGAGCCTTTCGGCGGTCTGCCGGAACGTGGCGGCCCGCTGCAACAGGCTGGTGACCTCGCCGCGCTCGTCCTCGTCGAGATCGAAGGAACGGGCGAGGTCAGTGACCCCGGCGAACGGGTCAACGAGCCAGCCGAGTCCGGGGCGCGGCGGGTCGAACTTGGAGGCGTCCCGCCCTGCGCCCGCCTGGCCGGAGCCGAGGATGGCGTTGGACTGGGTGGCGTTCTCGACGAGCATGGCCCACTTGGTGCCGCAGTTCATGCTGATGGCCTGCGGCAGTACGTCGACTTCGGGGTACTGGGTGATGAGCACCATGAGGATGCCGGCGCCAAGGGCCACCTGCGACAGTTCCTCGATGGCGGCGAGGATCTCGTCACGCAGCGGCTTGCCGGGCCTGGTGTAGGTGGCGAGCTCGTCGATGACGAGGACCTCGATGCCGCCGATCTTGGCGATGAGGTTGTGGATGAGCTTGGACTTGGCCAGCTTGCCGAGGTCGCGCTCGCGCCGGTCCTTATCAGCAAGGAGGCCTTTGAGGAGGGCGAGGAGTCGCTCGGGGCTGGGCTTGAAGTAGGTGGAGGCGATGCCAGCGCGGGCGTAGGGGTCCCATTCGCCGTTGTGCTTTCCGGCAACAATCCGCAGGTTGACGAGCGGGTCCATGGCCGCACCGACGATCAGATTCGAAGCGCCGACGCCCTTCCCGGATCGGCTACGGCCGCCGATGACGGCGTTCTGGTTGATGAGCGGGATGCGGATGGTGTTGCCGCGCTTCCCGTAAGCGACGGGGATGCCGTTCGTCCACGAATCGAGCGGCGTGTTCTGGGCGAGGAGCGGTGACCTGCGGGCGCTCTCGAACGGATCGCCGTTGGCGAGCCACAGGCGGGCCTGGCCGAGATGGTCGCCCTTGGTGATGTCGACCATGGTGACGTCCCGCTTGAGGGCTGCGGCGATCGACTCGATCTTCTTGCGGAGGTCGGTGACGGTGGTGGCGCCACCGAGGTCGAAGGTGATCTCTCGGCTTCCGTCGGCACGGACGGGGGTGGCGTCGATGATGCGGATGGCGTTGTTGAAGCCTGCGGCGGAGAGAGCGGCACGCAGCTCTGCCTCGTCGTGCTGCTGGTCGGGGGCATGGCCGAGGGGGTCCAGTGCTCCGGGCTGGGCATGCCCGCTGTTGATCGCGGCAGCCGCGACCGCTGCAGGCCGGCCGTTCCAGGCGCCGAGGCCGAGGGCGGTGAGGGCGAGGCCGAGGTCGAAGAGGATGCCGCCGGTTGCAGCACCGAGGAGTGTGCCAACGGATGCGGTCATGGCCCAGCCGCTGGACTTGCCGAGGTGGATGAGGCGGTGGCGCCGGTAGTCGGAGCGGAGCTGCTGGAGGAGGTCGCGGGCGCGGGCTTCGGCGGTGGAGTCGCCCTTCGCGGTCTTGAGGTCGGCTTTGGCGGTGGCGATCTGCTGGGGCCAGCCGTCGCGGTAGTCGTCGAACCAGCGGCGGACGATGTTGAGGTAGCCGCGGCCGATCTGCGGGGCGTAGAGGCGGTGGTCGCGGGCGTGGTCGTACACGGCGGTCAGCCATGCGGGCCGGGTGGTTTCGCCCTGGTGGGCGACCACCGTGCCCTCGATGGCGGGTTCGGCGTCGTCCTTGACGAGGGTGAGCGTCGGCCGCTCGGTGGACTGCTCGGAGTGCGGGGCGGTGGTCATGGTGGCCTCCTCAGCTCTGCTCGGACTCGACGGCGTCACGGACGCGGCGGGCGTAGACCTTGCTGCGGCCGAGGAGCTTCGCGACCGCAGGAGTGGAGAACTGTGCGGCGGGGACAGCCGCGCGGAGCTTCTTCGCTCGCTCAATGTCTTCCGTCTTGAGGGGCTCCGTGGCGTCCGTGCGGGGCGACCGGCCGGACGTGCGGTTCCCAATCCCCCCAAGGGCTCCCGGCGTCCTGGACGGCCCCTGAGGACCCTTGGCGGGAACAGCACCGGTGGGGCCTTCTTCGCCGCCGCTCCACGTCGGGAACAGGTCGTCGAGCAGCTTCTCGACGGCGACGCGCTCGGGCGTCATCTCGGCCATCGCCAGAACATCGGCGACCTCTGCCTCCGCGGACAGCCGGCGGTGGAGCACGTTGGCCGTGACCCCGAGCCGCGCGCCGTACAGGTCCTGCCACGCCGCGGCAAACGCTTCCGTCCGGGAGGCCGAACCCGGCAGGGAGATCAGCGCCTGCATGCGGTCGTACACGTCGGGGAACCGCACGGCCGCGCCGGCTTCCTTCCACGCCTCGTCGCGGCCCATGGATCCGGCCGGGACGGAGGCGAGGATCCGGCGGTAGGCCTCGTACTCCTTCGGGAACATGGCGCGCCGCTCGGTGTCCTGCTGCTGCAGCTTCTTGTCCTCGGCATGCTTTTGGCGGGCCTTGGCCTTGTCGGCGGCACGCTGCGCGGCGTCGCGGTTGTCGCCTGCGGTGCGGGCTTCGATGAACTCGCGGACTTCGACGAGGGCGGGGCCGACGATGGAGGTGGCGGCAAGTGCGAGGCCGGCGATCGTGCCGAACATCTCATAGCCCTTGGAGCCGTTGATGTAGCCGGCGAATCCGGCCAGCAGGCCCGTCATGATCCAGAACGGCCAGCGTGCGAAGCCCTTCCGCACCGCCCACTGCGTTCCCTTCACCGACGTGAAGGCGAGCAGCTCCAGGAAGAACGGCAGCGTCAGCAGGTACAGCGCCGGCTCGTCAGGGCCGTCCTCGGCGCGCAGGCCGAGGAAGTACATGGTCAGCGACGGCAGGGAGGCGAGCAGGCCGAGGATGAAGATGAGCGTGACGAGCCGCTTGAATGTCTCGCCCTTGTCGAGGGATGCCTCGCGGCGGTCGGCCTTGCGGCGGCGCCTCTCGTCGGCCGCATCGTCCTGGACGGCGTTGAGCTGCTTGGCGAGCCGGGCCTGCTTGACCTGCTCGGCCAGCTTGTCGGTCTCCGTCTTGGCGGCGCCGGCTACGAGGCTCTGCGAGGCAGCCGCGGCCTGGGCTTCGAGGAGCCCAGCCTCGGCTCGGGTCTTCTTGGCCTCGGCCTCGCGCTCTTCCCAGGAGCGGTAGCTGCTCACGGTGATCAGTCCCTTCAGGTTCCGGTGTTCTGGGTGGGGATGCGGGTCGGCTTGACGAGGCGGATGGTGGCGGGTTCGACGCTGGTTGCGATGACGGAGGCTGCCGCGGAGGCGACGAGGACCAGGCGCCACAGGAGGGGGACGTCGGCGCCGAAGACGAAGGCGAGGGCGCCGAAGACGGCGAAGGAGATGGCGGGCCGGCGGGTCTTCCGCCAGTCGACGGTCACGACCACCGCCAGGGTTCGTTGGCGTCGGCGGCACGGATCGCGGACTCGCCGATCTGCCGGGCCATGCCCTGCCAGTCGTCGCCGCCGGCTACGGGCAGACGGTCGGCGACAGCGAGGAGAACGTCCCCCATGCGGCGGGCATCCCGCGGGGGAATGCTGAAGGGATCACTGGACCGCTTGGCCAGCACCGTGTCCAACAGGCGGCGCTCAGAGCGGGTGGCGGCATCCTTGATGTGGTCTCGGAGCATGGCCACGCCGCTGTACGAGAAGCCGTAGCGGGTGCCACCGTGCGAGATGTTCCAGCCCATGACGGGCTCCTTTCGAAGTTGAGGGGTTGGATCGGCGGGCCTACCACCAGCTCCAGGGCTTGCGGCGGTCGGGGCAGCCGTTCTTCGCGTGGTCCTCGCACTCGGGACACGGCGTCTTCTGGTCGCCGAGCCCGAGCCAGTTCCCGCGGTGCAGCTGAGCGTGCTCTTCGCACTGCGGGCAGGGGTCCTGGGCCATCACGGCCTCCATTTCGGGGTTAGCGGAGCTTGCGGGCGAGGTGTTCGAGGCGCTGGGCCTCGCGCTCGTCGGCAGCGACTCGGCGGTTGTCGACGAGGGTGACCTTCAGCCAGCCGCCGGCCTTCTGGATGCCGTGGTTGTTGCGGATCCCGGCGAGGACGAAGTCCCGCTTGCCTCGCCTGCCGAACTGAACGGCGTGCACCAGCTCGTGGACGAGGGTCTCGTCGAGCTCACCGGCCGCGGTGGCTTCCAGGTCGACGAGGATCAGGACCCCTGACGGGATGAGCGTGGTGTGGCCAACGCTCTCCGGGTAATCCCAAAGCGGGTCGGTACGCGTGCCGAGGATCTGCTGCTCTGCGGCGAGGATTCGCCCCCTGTACCCGCGGGTGTCGGACGCGACGATCTCCACGTGGCCGAGGCGTTCACGCATTTCGTCCTGCACGAGGCGGGCGGCCTGCTCGGCGATCGACTCGATGCGGGCCATGCCCTTGCTGTAGCGGCCCGGGAGGCGGTAGGCGGCGACGTTCACGAGGCCGCCCCTGGCGTACCCGCCCGGACAAGTTCGGCCGCGTTCCGCGCCGACTCGACGAACTGGATACTCATCCACCGCCGGTCGACGTCAGGGCCGCTGAGGTACCACCCGTCGACGCCGTCGATCGCTGTGTACTCGAGCTTCCATCCGCCGTCCGCGTTCCAGCGGGTGCTGGCGGAGTTGGTCGTCCAGGGCACTCCGTTGATGGTCTGCCACGCAGCAGTCATGGCTCCGCCTTTCAAGCCGCGGCGGGCTGGGTGAGGTCGGCGAGCTCGTCGAGGAGGCGCGGGCCGTCGGGGGTGGAGGCGTCGATCTGGGCGGCGAGGTGCTCGGCGGCGAGCTGGCCGAGGCGGTCGCCGCGGCGGGCCGCCTTCAGGTAGTCGGCGACGATGCTGGCGCGGACGGCGGCCTCGATGCCGGCGAGCTCGTTCTCGGAGGGGCCGTCGGACAGGGCGAGGAGCGGCATGTCAGTTCTCCTGGTTCTGGGTGGGTTGCGCGGGTCAGCGGGCGAGGAACGCGGCGGCTCGGGTGAAGGCGTCGCGGATCTCGTCGCGCTCCGGGTTGGGCTTGGGGTCGCGGGCGGCGGCGTCGCCGAGGATCACGAGACCCTCGACCGACGCGGCCAGCGCCTCATCACGGGACACGGGGCGGGTGGATTCGGGCATGGCTGTGCCCTCCAAGGGGCGAAGAGGTGGGGTGCCGGGGCAGGCGGATCAGGCAGGGGCGATGTCGTCGGGGCTGACGATCGTGTCGCAGTAGTACGAGCGGTCCGTCAGGGCCACGCGGACGGCTCCGTCGGAGGTGCGGCCGAGGATGGTGACGCGCTCGCCGGTGGACTTGAGGCGGCGGTTGTCGTCGGGGTGAGACGGCTGCGAGGTGGCGGGCTGCGACTTACGGGTGCGGAAGAACGGCATGACGAATCTCCTCGTGTCAGAGGTGCGTGTGTGGGAAGGGGGTGCCGGGGCCGACGGCAGGGGGTGGAACCGCCGGCCCCGGCGGTCAGGGGGTGTTAGCGGCGCTGGGCGAGGAGGCAGTCGGCCTCGTACTTCGCCTGCTCCGCAGCCCGCTGGGCTTCCTGTGCGCGGGCCAGAGCGGCCTGCGCCTCACGGTCAGCGTCGGTGAGGTCCTGCGGCGCCATCGCGGGTCACCGCTTCGGGCGGACGTAGGACGCGGCGACGTGGGCGGCCTTGTCGGCGTCCGACATCTCAACCACGAGGGGGCCACGGCCGGTCTTCTTGCCGACGGCGATCCGGCGACGCTGCGGGACGACCGGGACCTCGACCGTGGGGGCGCTCATCGGGCACCGCCGAAGGTGCGGGCCTCGACGCTGGACGGCAGCGGCAGCATCGGTGCGCCCAGCAGGCGGCCGACGAGGAGGCGGGCCATCACGCTCCGCTCCGCGGCGCTGCGGCTCTCCGGGATACACACGATCGCCGGGCCGACCGGCGGCTTCACGATCGCGCCGTAGTAGTCGGAGTCATCGATCGAGGACTCGACGATCTTCGCGTCCGCCTCCGCCAGGAGCTCCGGCAGCGGAGCCGAGAACAGGCGAGCGGTCGACAGGGTGGTTCCGGTAGCGGGCACACGGGTGCCGCTAAGATTCTGCGTAGCCATGAGGGTGACCCTTCAGAGATTCCTCGTGGTAGGGCCGGCCTGCGAGGTGAGAGTCGCGGTGTCCGGCCCGTTTTCGGTTGTGGCGCTACCCGCAGGCCGTAGCCTGGTGAGAGTGGGTATCACCGTCGACTTCAAGGGGGGCCTTGGAGCCGATGTGCTACATCCTGGACCCGGGTCGCAGCCCATGTCAAGGGCAGTCTTGAAGTGGCGCCATTTCGCCCATACGCTAGGTCCATGACAGATGTGCTGACCTCCGCTATCGAGTCCGAAACAGGACGGCTCGCGCAAATCGCTGACCCCGTCGACCGCTTCAACGCGGCACGCGACTTCCGCGAAACGCTGGCCGCGGGCGAGCGGGCGGCCCGCGAGCTGGAGAAGGCAGCTGTCGCCGAGCTCAAGGCTGCACACTCCTGGCGGGCGGTCGGCGAGCTCATCGGGGTTTCCGGCTCTCGCGCCGAGCAGATCGCCAAGGGGCGATGATCGATTACCTCTCATGACCCTTGATTGAAGTCGGTCGGGGGATGCCAGGCCATGAACGCCCAGTGCGGTGTCAGTGCAGTGTGAGCGCAGCAGCAGTGCAGGACCTCGGATTCGATCAGGCGAGGGGCGGACAGTGGAAGTCATTGAGTGGACCGGCCGCACGGCGTGTGCTTTGCAGCAGGCTCTCCGAATGACCAACGAGCAGTTCGCCTCGCACCTCGACGTCGGGGTCCGCACCGTCGCTAGCTGGCACAGCCAGCCCGAGGTGGTCCCGAAGAACGATTCGCAGCAGTTGCTCGACACCGCCTACGAAAGGGCCTCTGCCTCGGTGATCCGCCGTTTTTCCGCCTTATGCCGGCCAGCCCCTGATGCTGCCCAGGCCCAGGCCTTCCGGGTCGCGGTGGCTGTGGTCACGAAGGACGACCACGTGCTCTTGGTCTGCCGTCGCGGCGACGATGCCCTGTCGTGGCAGTTCCCGGCCGGCACGGTGAAGCCCGGCCGGACCGGTGCTGTGGTGGCGGTCGAGGAGACCCGCGCGGAGACCGGCGTGCGGTGCGCGGTCCGCCAGCAACTCGGCGAGCGAGTCCACCCGAAAACCGGGGTGTTGATCGAGTACCACTTGGCCGACTATCTGATGGGCGACGCCGAGAACCTGGACGTCGAGGAGAACATCGAGGTCGCGTGGATCCCCCGTCGTGACCTGACCCGCTTCATCCCTGAACAGCAGATCTTTCCGCCCATCCTGGAGGCACTGGCGTGACCGACACGACGACTGAGCAGGGCATCTCGACCGCGATCATCGTCTATGACGACCGTGTGCTGATGATCAGGCGGAGGGAGCGGGAAGGGAAGCTTCTGTGGGCGTTCCCGGGCGGCGGCATCGAGGATGGTGAGACCGCCGAGGAGGCCGCGGTGCGGGAGACGGCCGAGGAGGTCGACCTGAAGGTCGAGGTGATCCGCTCCCTCGGCGCACGGGTCCACCCGCAGACCGGCCGGCACATGTCCTACGTCGCCTGCGAGGTCGTCGGCGGCGAGGCCCGGGTCGCGGACGAGGAGGAGCTGGCCGAGGTCGCATGGATCCGGCTGGCGGAGATCCCCGACTACGTGCCGTGGGGGCTGTTCGGGCCGGTGCAGGAGTACCTCGACGAGACGCTCGGTGGCAGCGGGGAGGACGCGTGACCGAAAGGACTGCGCTTTATCGCCTCTACGACGCCGAAGACCGCCTGCTCTACATCGGGATCACCAAGAACTTGGAGCAGCGATGGACTGGCCACAAGTATTCGGCGACCTCTTCCAAGTGGTGGCCCAGCGTGAGTCGCAAGGTCATCGAATGGCACCCGACGCTTGAGGCGGCAGATGCGGCCGAAACGGCTGCCATCGTCCAAGAGCGCCCCGCCTACAACCGGGCAAAGCAGCCGTATGACAACCCTGTCCGAGGCCCTCGAATCTCAGATGAGATCCGTACTCTGCATCCGCACCTGGACCCACATTCGGAGCGGGCGATCCGCATCCTGCAGGCCGAGATCCAGTCGGGGGTCATCAAACCAGGATCTCCCATGCCCACGAGAAACCAGCTCCACGAGCGGTTCGGCCTCTCGGCCAACACCTGCGGCGAGATGTTGCAGAAGATGGCTGCTCGCGGGCTTGTTCATCAGAACGGGCGTGCTGGACGCTACTACTGCTCACGGCCTGGCGATGACGCGCTCCATCCTCCGAGGCAGAAGCCCAAGCCGCGAACGCCTAGGGATGAAGCCACCGAACTGCAAGCGGTTCGCATTGATGGCATCCCCGTGGAAGTCGTTGAGCGCAGGCGCAGGTCCTTCCGGCAATCCAGAACTCTTCTGGGCGCCCATCTGCAGATCCGGCCCTACTCGCTAGATCCACTTGCCCGACAGGCGCACGTCAACATCGAGGTCGGGCCGAACGAGGTTGTCGAGCTGGATGTGGAAGGCCTCGGGACCTTCATTGATCAGATCGAAGCCCAGTGCAGCGCCCTCCGGGAGCTCCAGATCCGGCTCCAGAAGACCAACGACCACCGCGCCGCCTGACCCCAGTCGCACGCGAGCCCCCCACCCGTTCGGGTGGGGGGCTTCGTCGTGTCCTTCCGGCGCCGGCTGGTGTTGTTCTTGCTGTGGATGCTGCTGAGCCTGTGACTGGCGACTATTCGTCCGATCCGCGTCTGCCTTTGTTGACGGCTGCGGAGGCCCGTGACGCGGTGGGGTATCTCCTGCTGTTGGAGTCGTTGGATGTCACGCCGCGGGGTCGGGCTGCCGGCCAGCTTGCGGCGGACCTGGCGATGCGGCTGCCGGCGGACTAGGCGACGGTCTTGTTGGGGTTGGGCCCGTACTGGCTGTCGAGGCTGCCGAGTTCGGTCTTGCTGTAGGCGGTGCCGCAGTCGTGGCAGGTGGCGTGCCGAGTGCTGAGGGTGACGCGCATGCCGCCGCCGCAGTCCTCGGTGCTGCAGTAGACAGTGAACGTCTTCGGGGGCGGGGTGCCGGTGTCGATGCTGGTGAGCTGGGCGTGGAGCTGGGCTATGAGGCGAAGGTCTTGGCCGACTTCTTCGTAGCGTTCGCAGGCCCACCGGAGGTTGTTGATCAGGAAGGTGACGGCGCCGTCGATGTCGGTGTGGTGGCGGGTGCGGCCGGCGGGCCAGCCGAGGGTCTGTCGCCAGGCGTCTTCGATGGTCTGGAGTTCGGTGACGACGCCGCCCGTAGTGGTGAGGCTGAGTACGTCGATCTTCAACGGGGCCGGGGCTTCTCGGTTGGGGCTGCCGATCGCCGCGTCGGTTGGGGAGCCCTTGGTGAGGGCGGCGAGGCTGTTCACGCGCCGGTAGAGGGCGGGGAGGGCGCGGAGGTGCTGGGCGGTGTCGGCTTCGCAGCGTTCGCAGGCCCAGCGGCCGGCTTCGATTTCGGCGGCCCACAGGGGGCGGTGGCACTTGACGCAGGCGGGTGCGGCTTCGGCGGCGTTCACGGCTCTCCTTGCGGCGGTGCGGGGTGGGTCAGCGCCAGGGGTTGAAGCGCTGTTTGGTGAGTGCGCCGGTGATGGGGATGCCGACGCCACGGGTGGGCGCGGGCCGGAAGGTGGCGGGTGCTTGGCGGGCTGGGGTGGTGCTGCGGAGGCGGTCGAGGGCGTCGGCCAGGGCCTCGTTGTACGGCTTCACCGGCGACAGGGGCGGGGGCTCGGGCCGGTCGAGGCCAGCGAGGATGGCGTCAGTGATGCCGTGCGCGTGGGCGAGGTCGAGAAGTTCGGGGCAGTCGTTGATGTTGTCGGTGTTGGGCGATTCGAGGTCGCCGTAGGTGCCGCAGCCGAGGCAGGACGGCTCGTAGGGGTCGTCCAGGTCGAGGCGGTGTCGGTCGAGGATCCGCCGGTCGGCTTCGCAGCGGCGGGCGGCGGCCGGTGTGTCGGCGGCGGTCTCGGCTTCGGCGACGCGCCCGGTGAGCCACTCGTGGAGGTCGGTCACTGCTGGTCCTCTCGCGTGATGAAGGCGTGGCTGGAGAGGATCTGGAGGCCCGCGTGGGTGCAGCCTGCGCAGTCGCGGCTGTTGTGGAGGTCTCGGGCGTGGCCGCATCGGCAGCGGGCGCGGACGGGTATGGCAGTCGGCTGCTCCTTGGGCGGGTAGGCGGTGAGAGCGTCGACTACGGCTTGGGCGCATGCGCCTGTTCCCCCGTCGCTGCCGTCGATCCAGGTGCGTGCGGTGGATTCGGCGAGTTCGAGGGTGCGCTGGAGCCGACCGAGTTCGAGTCCCCGCTCTACGGCCTTGCGTCGCCACGTCTCGGCGTCGTTGTTGCGAAGGTTGAGGATGGCGTCGGCGATGGCGTGTTGGGCTTCGATGGGGAGCCAGTAGCCGCTGGCGTTGAGGGTGGTGTGGATGGTGTCGCGGATGACGTGGCGGGGGTCGGGGCCCTGTGTGCCCGTCTGCGGGCCTGAAGTGCCCCTGGCGCCTCCCGAGATGTCGACTGTGGGGTCCGGGGCGCTCTGAGGGCCGTTTGCGGGCTTCCTGGCGGCCTGTTCAGGGGTGCGGGAATCTCCGGTCACGATCCGTCTCCATGTTCTGTGGTGATTTGAGGTGCTTCGACCCCCATGCGGAAGGCTGCGAGGGCGACGGCTTCGACGATGGACAGCTCGCCGTCGGACCGGGCATGTATCTCGGCGGCCCTCCTGGCGAGTTCGTCGGCCAGTTCCTGGGTGGTCTCGGGCATCTGCGGGCGGCCTCGCCGGTTGCGGGCCGAGGTCGGCTCGTAGGCGGTCACGCCGCCTCCTGGTTACTCGCGTCGCTGAGGCATGCGTCCACGGCCCAGGTTGGAACGGTGGCGTTGCCGCGCTCGCGGGCGAGGGTGGCGAGTCGGTGGATGTCGCTGAGTTTGGAGACTGCGATGTTGCGTCGGCGGGTCTGGACGCGGAGCCGGTTGCGAAGCGATGCGCGTTCGTCGTGGAGTTGGGCGATGCCGGCGCGGAGTCGGCTGGCTTCGGCGGTGGTGAGTCCGCGCTCGGACCTATCGGCGAGGTTGAGGAGTTGGCTGGTCGTGATGCGGTCGGCCATTGGAGGCTCCTGAGGACGTCGGGGGCGGATCCGCGTGGGGCGTGCCCGCAGGTGTCTTGGCGGACTGGGCACGCCCCGTCGTGCTGTGCGGGGTCAGGCGGTCGGGCCGGGGCAGATGAACGGGTAGGGCGGGTTCGTGCCGGAGCAGGCGGGGCAGTCCTCCGCGTTGGCCCGCCCGCCGATGTGGGTGGGCGCCGGGCCGGTCGGCTGCTCCTGCTGCTCGTCGAGGGCGGTGCGGATATGGCGGAGGCAGGCGAGGTAGCCGCCCGCGAGGTCCGGGCTGGCGGGGTTGTCGGTGACTGCGGCCTCGATCCGATTGCACTCGGCGCGGACGCGTTCGATGGCGGCCTCGGCCTCCTCGCGCTGTCGGCGGAGGGCTTGGATGACGCCGACGTTCTCGTCGAGCTCGGCGTACAGCTGGTCGAGGGCGTCCGAGGTGATCGTGTCGGCGGTGTGCCGGTCGGGCTCGACGAGTCGGCGTCCGCCGGTCACCTGCTCGGTCGTGGAGGGCGGGACGGGTTGCTGCGGGGCCAGGAGGGTGGCAGGGGGGAGTTCGCCCCGCAGTCCTGTCCAGGCGCGGTTGATGGCCTCGCGACATTCGGTGGTGCAGTCCCGGGTGCAGGACGTCGAGATGCAGGGGGCAGGCGACTTGGGCTGGGTCACGGCTGGTCTCCGAGGATGGCGCGGGCGACCGCGAGGGCCGGGCCAGCGAAGTCGGGGCACTGGTGGGCTCCGTGGTCGCAGCACATGACGTCCATCTCGACGTGCTCCACAGCGGCGCCGAGGAGCTGGGCGAGCGCCGTTCCGACGCCGGGGTGCATGGCGGCGATGTAGCGGGCGTTCGTGTCGGGTACGGAGTTGAGGGGCCAGACCTCGGCGATCTCCTCGTGTCGGGCGGTCTCGACGTTGCCCCACTGGTTCATGGCCCAGGGGCCGGGGCTGGCGGCCGGGGTGAGTTCGCGCAGCTTGTCGGCTGCGGCGCGGAGGGTGTCGGCGGGGCTGGGCTGGGTCATCAGAGGTTCTCCAGGACGTCGGTGATGGGCCGGTTGTGCGGGAGGTGGGGGCGTCCGGCGGGCCGGCCGTGGTCGGCGAGGGGGTCGGGGGTGTCGGGCGGGTCGCCGTACAGGTCGAGCCACGCCTGCTCGTCCGCGTCGTGGGGCTCGGTCATCGGGTGCTCCCGCACGGCCAGCGGTAGGTGTGGCCTTCGCTGCACTGGGCGGGGCATTCGGCTCGGAGGGCGCGGCGGAGATGGGAGGCGGCGATGCGGATGCGGGCGAGGAGGGTCATCGGGTGCTCCGGCTCTGTCGGCGGTAGCGGGCTCGGGCGAGTTCGCGGGCGGCGATCCACAGGCCGGCGAGGACGAACGGCGCGGCGAGGTAGATGCCGAGCCACTGCCACCAGGTCACGACTCGGCCCCGTCGTCGGCGGGGTCCCACGTGGCGAGCGGGTCGCGGTCGGTGGTGGCCCAGGTGTAGGTGGGGCAGGGCCAGGCGTGGCCGCACTCGTTGCAGGCGCCGGAGGTGAGGCCGCCGGCCTCGGCGTCCTGGCTGTGCGCCTCGGCGATGCGGGCGAGTCGCGCCCTGGGTCCGACCGCGCCCTTGGCCGCCCAGTCGTCGTAGCGGTCGAGTGCGGCGAGGACGAGGTCTGCGGCTTGCTCGCTGACTTGGGACTGCATGCCTGCGAGTGCGCCTTGGTTGAGTTCGCGGAGGACGATCTGGCGTCGCATGTCGTCGGTCACGACTGGGCTCCAGTGGTGGTGTCGGACTCGACGGTCCAGGTGGTCGTCTCCCGGACGAGGCGGGTGGGCGTCTCGGGCAGCCGCTGCTCCCAGCTGGCGCGCCTTGCGACGGCGGTCTCGCGGTCTTCCTCGGGCATGCCTAGCGGCAGCCACCGGTCGGCGTCGTAGCCCTCAACGCGCCACGTGGAGCGCGGCGGGCGCACCTCGGTGTCGTGGTTGGTGGGCGCGGCCAGCCCGGCAGCGGGGGTGGCTCGCGGGCTGCTGGCGCTCTGCTGCGGGAAGCAGATGCTGTACCCGCCAGGGACGTGGACCCAGCGGACGTGGTGGTTGCCGTCCATGCTGGGGTCGCCCTTGTCCTCGACCTCCAGGCCGCAGTGTGCGCACCGGAGTGCCTCGTAGGCGGTCGGCTGTCCGGCGGCCTGGCGGGCGGCGTCCCGGATCCCCGGGGTCAGCTGGGCCTCGAAGCAGCGCGGGCAGTTCAGGTCACTGCACGGCTGGCCAGCAGAGTGCGCGGCGGCGATGCGGTCCAGCTCGGCGCGGACATCGGGGCTGTGGACGATGTCGGTGGCGATGGCGAACGCGAGCTTCCACGTCTCGACACGGGTGTTGATCTCCTGGGCGAGGAGGTGGCGGAGGCGGTCGTCGGCGGGCGGGTAGTCGGTCATGGTCATGCTCCTGGTGGTGTGGCGAGGTTAGGCAGACTGCTGCGCGATGTACGCGCGGACGGCTCGGTCGAGAACTGCGGCTGGCGCTTCATCGGGGAAGTGATCCGTGAGCATCCGAAGGACCGGATTCGGTACGTGCAGGCGTGGCTGGCGCCTCTGTCGCTTCGCGTCGTAAGCCCTCCGGCAGGTACGACACACGCGCGCACCGTCGTTGCTGCGGAGGATGGTGTTGGCCTCGTCATAGGGGTGGCCCTTGGGGCAGTGGGTCTTGGCTGCCGCTCTTGCCGCGAGGGTCTTGCCCCGGAGGACGTTGTCGCGCTTGGTGACGGCCTCGAGGTGCGCCGGGTTCACACAGCGGCGGTGCTGACAGGTGTCGCCCCCGGCGCAGCTCTCGTCCCAGTTGTGGCAGACGTGGTCGACTTGCAGCCCCTCGGGGATGGGCCCGACGAAGAGTAGGTAGCTGGCCCTGTGCGCCGCGTTGGTCAGCCCGAACCTGAAGCTGCCGTAACCATCCTTCGTGAGCCTTCCGCTCCAGAGCCAGCAGGTGTCGGTCTTAGTAACCCTGGAGAGAAAGCGGTCCTTGGCGCCGGGCGGCGGCACAGGATTGCGGTTGGACATGGAGTCTCCGATCTGTGGATGCTGTGTGGGTGGCCGCCCCGCCTAGCCCGCGGGACGGCCGGCTTGCGTGCGGGGTCAGGCGGCGGGGAGGTGGACGTCGACAATCGGGCGCGGCGCGGGAATCTCGACCGGCGAGGTGCACTGGGGCGAATCGCCGCGGAGGCAGATCCGTTCGATGAGCTGCATCTGCTCGGAGGCCTTGCGGTCCCACTGCAGGCGGCGTTCATTACGGAGCCGGTTCATGTCGCTGCCGACGAACAGGAATGGGGACTGAGGGTTCCCGGGCCACGGGTCGCCTGTCTCCTCGTTGAAGCGCATGTTGCGGTAGTCGAGCCAGCCCTGACGGTGTGTAGGGCACATGCCCGCTGGGGGCCGGACAGTGAAGCGCTGGTCCGGCGGGAAGGGTTTGTTGTTGGCCCAGTGCCGTTGGGTGCGCCAGCGGGCGCCTTCCCAGGTGTGCCAGCTGTCGCGGATGTGGGGCGGAACGTCGACGCCGAGGTAAGTGGCCGGTATGTCGGTCATGTGCTGCTCCTGTCGTGCAGGTCGGGTGGAACCGGATCAGACGGCGGGGCTGGGCTGGTCGTCGAGGGCGAGTTGGCCGGCGGCTTCGCGTGCTGCTCGGCGGGTGGCGGCGGCGGTCTGGCGGTGGTGGTCGCGGTCGTAGTGGAGGTGGCAGCCCTGGCACATGGCCCTGAGGTTCGTGGGGTCGCAGTTCTCGGGGGTGTGGTCGAGGTGCGCCACGGTGAGCACGACCCGGGAGCCGGTGCCGTAGGCGGTGCCGCCGTTCTCGTTGGGGCAGCGGCCGGTGTGGGTGCCGCGGCCGCACTCGCCGAGGCATTCGCAGCGGCCGGCGGCGCGTGCGGTGCGGATGTTGAGGCTGATCTGGGGCCAGTCCTTCGGGTATCGGTCGCGGTTCTCGGGGCGGATCGGCATGGGGGTCTCCTTCAGGCGGCGGGGGTGCAGTCGGGGCAGGACGGTCCGGGCATGGGGCCGGTGGCGGCGGTGCCGCAGGGCCAGGCGCCGGGGCGGGCGATGTGGTAGCAGGGCTGCTCCGGCTCCGGCGATGCGGTCCGCTGTCGGGGAGCCTTAGGCGTGATGCCAGCGGCGAGCAGCAGGAGGCGGGTGAGGTCTCCGTTGCCGTCCTTGCGGGCCTCGGCGAAGTCCTCGGGCGTCAGCTCGGTCATCAGCTCACCGCCATGTCGACGAACTGGGCGTAGTGGCCCTGGAAGGCGGTGGTGATCGTGGCGGTGGGGCCGGCGCGGTGCTTACCGACGATCACGTCGGCCTCGCCAGCACGCGGGGATTCCTTGTCGTAGGCGTCTTCGCGGTGCAGCAGGATCACGATGTCGGCGTCCTGCTCGATGGCGCCGGATTCACGAAGGTCGGAGACGAGGGGCTTCTTGTCGGTGCGCTGCTCAGGGCCGCGGTTGAGCTGGGCGAGGATCACGAGCGTGATGCCGAACTCCTTGGCCATGAGCTTCAGGCCGCGGGTGAGCTTGGAAACCTCGGCCTGCCGGTTCTCCGCCTTGGGGGCGTCCATCAGTTGGAGGTAGTCGACGATGACCAGGCGGAGACCGACGGTTCGGATCATGTGGCGGACGCGTCCACGCAAAATCGGCAGGGACAGTTCGGCCGAGTCGTTGAGGTAGAGCGGGGCGTCCGTGATGCGCTGGGCGGCCCGTGCTTCGCGGGCGACGCCGGCGTCATCAACCGACCCGGTCTTGATGTGGTGCAGCGCGACGCGAGACTCTGCGGCAAGGATGTTGTCGCCGAGCTCCTCCTCGCCCATCTCCAGGGACTCGAAGAGCGTCGGAGTGGCGTGGCGGATCGCGGCGGCCCTGGCGAGACCGAGACCGAAGGTCGACTTTCCCATTGCGGGGCGGGCCGCGACGACGACGAGCTGGCCCGGCTTGAAGCCTCCCTGCAGGAGCATGTCGAGGTCAGCGAAGCCAGTGGGGACGCGGTCATTCTTGTTGGGCTTCGTGACAGACCGCTCGAGGGCTCCGCCGATGATGTCGCGGAGCGCCTTCGGGGCGCTGGCTTCCCGGTTGCGGACGAGGTCGTCCAGGGCGTCCTGGATGGCGGGGATGTCCGCAGTCGAGTCGAAGGCTGCGGATCGGCCGCGGATGTTCATGTCGTGGCTGAGGGCGAGGAACCGGCGGTTGATCGCCGCTTCGGTGATCTGCCGGGCGTAGTACGCGGCGCCGGCGTAGCTAGTCTGCGCTTCGTCGTACAGGCTGGACAGGTGGCTAACGTCCATGGGCGGGACGGGCATGTAGCCGGTGGCGCGCCAGGTCTGCAGCTGGCGGTGAACGGCTTCCCAGCGGATCTCGCCCTTGGTGAGGGTTTCTCGGATCTCGTCGACGGCGTTCCATACCCAGCGGAGCTGGTCGGCGAGGATGTCGGCGGGGTCGAACTCGCCGGCGAGCTCGTCGATGAGTGCGGGCCGTGCCATGACGGACGCGGCAATGATGCGTTCGGCAGCAAGGTCGGGGCGGTCCTGCCCGGCGCCCGCGTCAGCGATTCCGTCCGGGCCCCACAGGTCGGTGTCGCTCATGCGGCGGCTCCGGTGCGGCGGTCGTGGCCGTCGAGCAGGACGACGCTGGCGCCGCACATCTCGGCGAGGCGGGAGGAGACCCGCGGTCCGGTGACCTCGGACAGCTGGGTGGGCAGCACGTCGCAGGTGGTGATGACGGGACGACGGTTGATGTACCGCTCGTCGAAGATCTCGAAGAGGCGCTCCTGCGTCCACTCGGATGCCTTGGCCGCGGCCAAGTCGTCGATGAACAGGAGGTTGCACTCCTGGAGTTCCTTGACGAGGGTGCGGCGGATCTCGTCGGGTCCGTCGGGACGAAGCGCATCGAAGAGGGTCGTGGAGCGGTAGGTGCGGAGGTCGGGTCCGCCAGACCACGGGCGGTTGGGGGCGTACCAGGCTTCGAGCCATCGGCGGCAGGTCTGCCAGGCGGTGTGGGTCTTGCCGACGCCGATCGGTCCGGTCAGGAAGAGGCTGTCGCCGCCCCATCCGGCGATCCAGTCGTGGACGTCCTGGTTGAGCTCGATCGGCTTCTGGTAGATCACGGGCGTCTTGCTGTCGAAGCGGTCGAGGGCCTGCTGGCCTCGCTGCTGGAGCCACTCCTCGCGGGCGGTGGGCTCGTCAGCCGAACTTGAGTGCACTCTTCTTCTCCTCGTCGGTCATGTCGCGGGGGGCGGTGGCGGGGCCAGCCGGCTTCTGGCGGCGCTGCGTCGCGGACGCTTGGCGGCGGAGGGTGTCGTACTTCTCGCGGAGCTTCATCGGCGTGAGGATGTGCGCCTGCCAGAAGTCGTTGGCGTGGGCCCAGTCGATGGCGTGCTTGGCGTCCTCGACGCTGACGCCGTCGCGGTCGAGCATCAGCCGGGTAGCGGTGCGCCACTTGTCGGTGATGCTGGGCCTCTTGCTGCCGGTCCTTTCAAGGACGTCGGCGAGGTGTCGGCAGACGGCTTCGACATCGGCTCGAGGAGGGGTATCGGCGGATGCCGAAGGCTCCGCGTCTTCTTCTTTCCCTGCTCCCTGATCCCTGCTCCCTGATCCCTGCTCAGGGCGGAGGATCTCCGGAGTCTTCTGGAAGTCCTCCGGAGAATCTCCGGAGTCCTCGGGAGGTTCGAAAGAGTCCTGGTCGGAGGGGGTGGGGTCGTCGTTCTGTACCTGCTCGGGCCTGGGGAACCTCGGCTTCCGGGGGTGGCTGACTTTTTGGTGCTCGGACCAGTTGGAAACGGCGATCAGAGCCTTTCCGGAGGCCTCGTAGAGGGTCACCAGACGGGCCGTGTGAAGGCTCTGGAGATCCTCACGAGTCCTCTGGAGGATGTCCGGAGCCTCTTCGAGGGGCCAGATCGCGGCCCGGATGAGTCGCGGGTCGGCGAGGCCCACACCGTTGTCGTCGACGTAGGTCCACAGCCCGATGAAGGTGAGGCGAGTCGACAGCTTCAGGTCGGCGATCGTGAGGGAGGTGAAGAACTCCGGCTTGATCGAACGGATACGGGCCATGGGGAGGGTCTCTTCCGGCTGCTTTGGGTGGGTGGTCTAGGCGGCGGCGTGCTGTGGCGCGCTCGGCCGGTGGTGGTCGCATCGCCACCCCGCGGCGAAGAGACGGGCGGGCTCCCCGCAAACCGGGTTGCCCGTCTCGCAGAAGCCGGGCGTGGTCTTCGGGTAGGGCGGTGGCTGGATCGACGGGGGGCGGGCCTCGTCGAGGCTGTCCATCAGGCGGCCTTTCCCATGTCGCGGATGAGGTCGTGGACGTAGGCGCGGGCCATGCCGAGGCGGTCGGCGATCTCGTGTTCGGGGACGTTGAACGAGGCAAGGTGGGCGATCTCCGCACGGCGGTAGGCCCCGAGCTCGTTGCGGTCCTCGTTAGGGGTGCACAGGGGATCGTCTATGTCGCGCCAGGCATCAGGGCCCCACCAGCCAGCGGCCCGCGCTATTCCGAGCGTTACAGGCGATGAGCCCATCTGGTGGCGTCGCCGTTCGTAGACGGCAGTGATTCGCGCGGCGAAGTCCTTGCTGGTGACGCGGCTGATCTGGGCGCATATGTGGCGGGCTGTGGCATAGCCGATCTGCGCATCCTCAGCGACCACGTAGAGGGGGTGGCCGAGAACTGCCAGAGCCCGCAGCCTGCGCATCGAGCCGAGGTTGCTCGTCCAGTAGCCAGGCCGTTCGGCATCGAATTCTGGGTCGAACGCGAGGATGATCTCGGCATTCTTGGGTGAGCAAGTCCTGTAGCGGCCAGCGGCAAGTCCGCCGATGGTGCCAGCCTTGATGCCAGTGCAGGTAGCGATGTCGGCCTGCGTCCACCCCTCTTCCTCGATGAGGCGTCGGAGGTGGTTTGCGGCGGGCGTGGCGTCGACGCGGCTGGGCCCTTCGCGGTGGCGCCTGAGGTCGGACAGCTTGCAGTAGCGCTTGTTGGCTTCAACGCACTCGGGTCGTCGGCAGCCGCGGAGGTAGCAGCGGCGCTCTCCGTGCTGCGGCGGGTTGTTTCGGCTCACTGTCCTGTCTCCTTTCGCTGGCTGGGGATGGTGGGGAGGTCGTAGATTTCGCGGCAGGTGCGGAGGCTGTCGATGGCTTCCTGCATGCGGCGCTGGGCCCGGTGGGCGGCGACGTCGGCCTCGACCTGGTCGGGGGTGCGGTAGGTGGGCGGCTTGTGGTCGATGGCCCAGGCGATGAGTCCGGCGCCAGCGAGGAAGATCACGCAGGCCCAGTTGAAGACGCTCACGCTGCGGCCTCCGTCTTGACGCCGACCCACTGGTGGCAGATGGACTTGTGGACGGTGGCCCGCTTCGACTGGGTGTAGCCGGCGTGGGCTATGAGGCCGGTGCGGGCGGCGGCGGAGAAGCGGGGCCCCCAGCAGTTCGGGTGGGGCGGTTCAGCGAGTCCGTCCTCGACGAGGTCGGCGGCTTGGAAGGGGACACCAAGGCCGGCGAACTTCTCGATCTTCTTGTCACAGTCGGCGGCCCACACGGGGTCGAGCTGGCCGATGCGCTTCATGCCGGCCTGCTTTGCGGTCTCGCCGGCATCGGGGTCGATCACGGTGGGAGTGGGGATGGACAGGTTCAGCTGGGTTGCCACGGCGGTGTCCTTCCGGTCTGCTGGGTGGTGGGCTGGCCGCCTTGCCCGCGGCCAGCCCGAGTGGGGCTACTGGGCGCCGGCTTCGAGCTCGGGGCGCTGGGGTTCGCTGAGGTACTCGGGCGGGACGTCGATGGCGTCCGGCTGCCAGTCGGTGCGGACGGTGCCGTCGTGGGCGAGGGCGCGGGCCAGTTCGGCGCTCTTCGGCAGGGCCTTGAAGTGGTTGCGCAGGACGGTCTTCTTGGCCATCTCGTCGTAGTTGTCGCGCCAGGCCGGGCTGTTCTTGGACGGCAGCTTCTGGCGCCGCTCTTCGATCTCGGCGGGGTACATGACCTTGAAGGTGCGGCCGCCGTTGATGAGCCGGGCGACGGAGTAGTAGGCGATGGCCTTGCCCCGCGGGCCGTCGGCGAATGGCCGGTGGATGAGCCGCTCTTCGAGGCCTTCCTCGTGCTCGAAGTAGTCGTTTTCGCGGACGGTCTCGACCTTCACCGAGGACGCCATCGGGTGCTGGTAGAAGAGCGTCACCATGCCCTGGTAGCCCAGCTGGAACTCGGCCTGGCCCTTGCGGGGGATGATGTAGGCCTCCTGCGTCGGCGAGCCGGGCTCGAAGCCGAGCTGCGAGCAGGTCATGAGTGCGCCGAGGAACGACTCGGTGGTGCAGTTCGCCAGGTCGGGGTTCTTGCGGATAAGGGTGAGGGCGATGCGGGCGATCCGGTCGGCGTCCATGTGCTTGGGCAGGGCTCGGGCGATCTCGGGCTTCATCCGCTCGATCTGCTGCGCCATGGTCGGCTTGGGCTGCTCGCCGGCCTGCTCGACCTGGCCGACGTTGGCGGCTCGGCGGGCGACGGCGTTGCGGGCGTCGGAGGTCACAGGTTCTCCAGGTGCACGTTGAGGACGCGGGTGGGTTCGCCGCGGTACTGCTCGGCGTCGATGTCGGGGTCGGCGGCGAGGGCGGCTTCCTTCCAGTGGATGGAGCCGCGGCGGGGCCGCCACGAGTAGGCGAGTTCGCCGCGGATGTGGACGTCGGTGGCGTCGCCTGCGATGGCCTTGAGGTGGTTCTCGGCCTCGGTGATGGCGATGTCGGCGGCTTCGGCCTGTTCCTTGGCTGTGGCGCGGATCTTCAGCCACTTCTCGACCTCGGCCGGGTCAGCGACGACGATCTGTTCGACGGGGTTGGCGTGGAGGTGGTCGAGGAGCTGGCCGGTGGCGTGGCTGCCGTCGAGGGGCGGGCGGGTGCCGGTCTGGACCCAGCCCCAGAACTCGTCGCCGATGGCGATGAGGTTGTCGATCATTTGCTGGTCGCGCTCGATGCGGTGGACGATGGTGCGCTGGCCGCCGATGGATGCCGCGGAGTAGCCGAAGTTCCAGCCGGTGAGGGCGAGCTGCCACTGGACCTGGACCTGGACTTCGCCGGGGGTCTCGTCGATCCAGTCTTTGAGGGCGTAGGACGAGCGGGTCTTGATTTCCAGGACGCCCATCTCGTCGTTCTCGACGGTGGCGCGGTCGAGATTGACGAGCATGTGCGGCCGGCTGGGCAGGCGCAGGGTGCCGGGGTTGTCGATGGCGGGGAGGCCGGTCCGCTTGGTGAAGCGGCTGGCGACGAACGGTTCGAGCTCGTGGCCCATCTCGGCGGCCTCGGACAGGACCGGGTCGTGGCGGCGGGGCACGGTCTCGCCGCGCTTCTTCAGCCAGATCTCCAGCGGGCTCGTGTACTCGTTGAGTCCGCAGATCGCGACGATGTCGCTGCCGCCGATGCCGGTGGCGCGGACCGCGTGCCACTCGTCGGCCGGCGCGTCGGGGCCGAGGACGATCTGGGCGCCGGAAGGGTAGGTGAGCGTCACGCGGCCACCTGCCCGGCGGCGATCTGCTGGAGTCGGGTGACGCCGGCAGGGTCGTACTTGATGGCGACGACGGCGGCGACGTAGTCGGGGTAGCTGTTGGTGAGCTTGAAACGGTTGCCGGGGTCGGCCATGTCGATGGCCTTGATGATCTGTTCGGTGAAGCTGCCGGCCTGGTAGCCGCCGTCGCGGCCGTAGTGGAAGAGGACGTGCGCCGCGACTTCAGCGGGGATCGTGGGTTCCATGTCGGGCTCCTTGAGGGTGTGCGGGGCCAGGCCACCCCGGGCGTGGGAGCGGGTGAGGTGGCCTGGCTGGCGTGGAGCCACTGGGCTCGACGCCGTCTGGTGGGCTACGCGGCCGGCTGGAGGCCGAACTGGCTGACGGCGGTGCTCAGCGGGAAGACGTCGTCCTCGATGCCGAGCAGGTGCACCAGGGGCTCACCACCCCGCTCCTCGCCCGAGTACTTCCACGGGTCGCCGTCCTTGTCGACCATGTCCTCGTCGAGGTTGAAGCGGATGTCGCCGACGTCGACGTATCGCGTCAGGCTCTTCCGCCAGCCGTCGAACAGCTCTTCGCGGGACGTGTGGTCATTGCGGATCGGCATCTGCATGCCGATGAACTCCGACCTGTCGTCCATGAAGACCAGGGCCGCCCCCGGGGCCGCCTGCCACAGGTGCAGGACCTGGGCTGCGTCCTTCCAACGGGCCAGATACTTCGGGGTGACGCCGCTCAGCGGGACCGGGTTGAGGCCCATGTCGAAGTACTTGCGGAAGAGGCGCCGCCAGTCGGGCAGTACGGTCGAGTCAGGCAGAGCGGCGACGGTGAGCGAGTTCACCGTGCCGGACAAGACGACTGTCGGGACGCTGCCGCCGGTGACCTGGATCGAGACGTCGGTGCTGGTCTTGAGCCAGGACAGAAGGGTGGGGATGTGAGTGCCGGAGATGGAGGTCTTCCACTCGCCGGTGTTGAGGACGGACTGCCGGGCGACGGCCATGGTGAAGCGGTCGGTGGTGACGGCGTAGAGGTAGCCGTCGCGGGACTCCAGATGCACTGCAGTGAGGGCGGGGATGGTGTCCTCGGTGCTGGCGTGCGGGGCGGCCTGCTTGAGCATTCGCTGCAGGTCGCTGGCCAGGATGGTGGTCACCTGTGCTCCTTCTTGGGATGCTTGGGTTGCGCCCCGTCGACTTCGCCTCGACGGGGCGTTGTGCTGGGGTGGTCTGTCGCCGGGCCGGCAGGGCGGGTCACCGCCAGCCCGACGGGCTCAGGGAAGGAGCTCGGTGAGGATGGGGAGGAGGGAGTAGGCCTGGTTGAAGGCCGTGTCCTCTGCCCAGCCGTGCTCGTCCTTCAGGTGGTCGGTCATGTCCTCGACGGAGTACATGAGGCTGTTCACCTGGATCCGGTGGCCGCATCCGGGTGCCGTGCAGCGGAAGTGGCGCTCGTTCACGAGGTCTCCTTGGAGAGCAGTCGCCCGAGCGCGATCAGGGCGAGCGAGCAGGCGGTGGTTGCGGCGACGGCGCGGAGGGTGAGGAGGCGGGTCACTGGCCGGCCCCCGCGGTGCGGAGTGCGTAGTCCCCATAGGACTCGGTGTGGCCGTCGCCGACGGACGCCGCGAAGTCGGCGGACACCGCGGCCCGGAGGAGACGGCTGGTGAGGCGCTTCGGCAGCGGGATCAGCGGTCCGTGGTCGTGATACACCGTCGGCAGCGGCAAGGGCGTGGGGTCCCCGGCGCCGACGAGCAGCGGCTCACCCTGATCGGAGTACAGGCCGGTCCACGTCCACTCGACGCCGACGACGTCGATGAAGCCGCCGTCCAAGTCGAAGACCGCGCCGTCGTGGAGGTAGGTGGTCATCGAGCACCCCCGCGAATCTGCTGGCCCGAGCTGACAGCCATGTCGTAGAGCGCGTGGATGCCCTCGGCGAGGTTCCGGGCGTCGTCGTCCGTCTCTTCGCCGAGCAAGGCGTTGAAGAGGGCGTAGGCCGTGTCCTTCTGGCCGTTGGCGAAGGCGGCGGTGAACTGGGCGGCGAACCGCGGGCCGGTCGGCATGGAGCGGATGTCGGTGTGGACGTTGCCGTGGAAGGCGAGGAGCCCGTAGGTGCCACGGGCGCCGGGGTTGTCCTTCTCGACGGCCAAGACGGCGATGCTGGCGAGCGCGGCGCACATCGAGACCGTGGACGTGGGACCGCCCTTCACGAACGGGCCGAGCATGGTGAGGCCGAGCAGCGGGTTGCCCGCCATGCCGTGGGCGACGGCCGCCATGATCGTGTCCGCCGGGTTCTCGCACGGCGTGGTGGGGATCTCGGTCACGACGCCACCGCCGCTCGGACAGAGAAGCTGCCGTCGGCGTGGCGGATGATCGTGTCGCCGTACTTGGCGACGACCCGGTCCGGTCCGGTGCCGATGCGCAGGCCGGTGACGACGATCTTGCCGTCGACGGCCTCCCAGTAGCCCTTGGTGAACACGCCGAGGTCGTCGAGCCAGCGGTCGAACCGGCCCTCGTTCTCGACGGTCAGCACGTGCGCGAGGATCGCGCCGTCACCGAGCGGGCTGTCGTGGTCGATGTCGACGTGGTCGAGGACGATGCCGCCGGCGTACCCGTGGACGGACACAACGGGCGTGCCGTGGCCGAGGGTCCAGGCGGGGGTGCGCGTCGTGGTGACGAGGCGGGTCTTCTCGGCATCGGCCGCGTTGTACTCCGGCCGGCAGCTCGGGTAGGCGACGACGCGGGTGCCGATCGGATGGGCGGCGTTCCAGGCGTCGGCCTGCCTCTGCCCCTCGGCCTTGTCCCGCGCGAGCTTGTCGTCGTAGTTCATCGGGCGGTTCCTCGGGTGTAGTCGCGGCCGGCGAGGTCGGGGTCGATGTCGAACCAGTCGTGGATGGCGGCCCAGTGGGCGCCGTCCGGGTCGGGGTGGGCCGCGAGGAACCGGGCGCGGGTTTCGGCGATCTGCCGTTCCAGCTCGGCGGTCGGCACGTCCAGGCGCTCGATCGGGTTGGTCAGCCTCGGCACGCAGCGGAGGCACTCGACGTCGACGCAGTCGTCCTTGTGCAGCTCGGGGATGAACGGGCGGGCCATCGCGCCGGCGAGGGTGGCGAACAGGTCGTTGCGCTTCATGCCGCTACCCCGTTCGGTCGGACCGGGAGCTTCGGGTGGTGCTTGGCGAGGACCTTGTTGGCGCGGTGGAGTTCGCTCAGCGCGTGCTCGCGGGCCTCGGCGTACTCGGGCTTCCGGCAGAGGGAGATGCAGTAGGCCTGGTTCGTGGCCTCGACCTCGGCCTGCAGAACGTGCTCCGGGACCTGGGCGCCGATCAGCGCAGCGACACGGTCGGGGACGGGGACACCCGTCGGCTCGATGGAGATCACGCCGCCACCGCCTTGGGCTCCTCGCTGTGGGCGGCCTTCGCGGCCTGCTCGTGCCGCTCGATTGCGGCCTCGCGGTTGCCGTCCTTCTGGGAGGAGTGGTCGATGACGAAGCCGGCCAGGAGCATTCCGGTGTGCTGCTTGCTGGGGCTCTCGTCGAAGATGACGGTGTCGTAGTAGCCACCGCCGATGCGGACCGTCGAGACCAGCAGGTTCTTCGACTCGGATACGACCGTGGTTTGGCGGACGATGTCCGGCAGGCCAGGGGATACTGTCTTCACTGGGTTCACTTCTCTTTCGCAGTTGGGTTGCGATGGAGTGGGTGGATCTGGGAGGGCCAGTCGCCGGAGGTCAGAGCCCGGCGGCGGCCCGCATACCGCTCTAGGCGGCGAGGGGGGCGACGAGCGTCCGCTCGTGTTCGCGGCGGATCGACATGGGGCTGAAGGTGATTCGGCCGCCGTCGTTGTGGTGGAAGACCCGGCGCTTGTAGCAGGCCTCCCTGAGGGTCCGTGCGCTCCGGTAGGGGAGGAGCTTCAGCTTGACGACCTCCTCGGGACTCCAGCGGATGAGGTCGGCCTCTTCGGCCTGCTTGGCCTCGGCGAGCGTCAGCGTTCGGGGTCGCGTGGCCTTCCGTGCCTTGATGGGCGTCTGGGCGGTCACGTTCTATTCCTCCTGGGTTATGGCGGCGGGCTTCACCTGAAGCGCGCTTGCGATGGTTCGGACCCGGTGGTCCGCCGACTTGCGGATGAGCCCTCGCTCCATGCGCGAGAGGTAGCCGCGGTCGTATCCGGTCAAGTTCTGGAGGGTGCGCAGGCTCATGTTCTGAGCTCTGCGTACCTGCCGAATGGCGGGTCCGTCTGGCGTCACACCCAGAATCTACGCACAGTCTGGCTACGAGGGCAAGCGTTCTGCCTACCTTGGAAGCTTAGATTCTGTGCGTGGCACTGCGTGACTGGCCGGTGGCTGGCATATGCCGAAAGCGTTTGTGCAACCAGGGAAGCTTGAAAATGAGACTTAAGCCCAGGTCAAGGCCCAGCAAGTAGGCTTCGCGGTTGCATGAAGTTGAGGCATGATGAGCCCATGGAGCTTGACTGGAAGCGGCTTGGAAAGGCACTCAAGGCCGCACGTATGGCGCCCGGTGTCGACCTCACGCAAGAGGAGATGGCGGAAGATCTTGGCCTGGGGCGGTCCGTCATCCAGCTCATCGAGGGCGGCAACGAGTACAAGAAGCCCACTCCGTCGATCCGGGCCTATGCGGCACGCGTAGGTTGGGCAGAGGGCTCCATCGAGACTGTCCTGGCCGGCGGGCAGCCCTCCCTCGTGGGTGAGGAAGGCTCCAGGCGTGCGCCTCGGCCCGAGGTGGCGGACCCCGCCGTGGATGCGGGCCTGCCTGTTCGCATCGTGCACGAGCTGAAGGGGCGCGGCGAGCTGCTGGACACGGCCGTCATCCCGCTTGGCGACGGCGGCAGCATGGTCGTCGTGGTCAAGGGCAAGCCCGGCGCCTCTCCGGAGGAGATTGCCCGCAACCTGGAAGCCTGGCGCGAAGCCCACGGGCAGCTGCTGGAGCTCGACTACCGCAAGGCGGCGGAGCGTGACGAGCGACGCGATGCATAGCAGCCGTCACGTCTAGTTGCTCCAATCACTCCACAAGTGGCCCAAAAGTGTGGTTGCATGGCCGAACGCTGACCATGGGGCCACCAATCGGACAAGTGGGGTGCCGATGTGTGTCCATGTCTACTGCGCCGACGGTCTGCCCAACGAGGCTTTGGTCTGGGCGGAATCCCGTGATTCCCACATCCGCGTATACGCGTCCAGCTCCCTCGTTGACACCGGTCGCCTGACCGATGCCGGCGCCGCCGCAGTCAACCGCGCCCTCGCCGCGCTGCCTGGAGCCCCCTCGCTCGAAGCTGCAACTGCCTGCCGGTGAAGCCTGCTTCCGGTCGTTAGGCAGCGCAAGATTGCGGTAGCGAGGAGAAGGGAGTGGCACGTGGCCTACGCCGAGAAGGTGTACAAGGTCCGCAACGGAGTGAAGACGAAGCAGTTCACCTGGCGGGCCTGCTACAGGAAGCCAGACGGCTCCAAGGGGACCGAGCCGGGGTTTCCCACTAAGAAGACGGCCGAGGACTGGGGCAACGCGCAAGAGGCCTCCATCCGTGCAGGCCGCTGGGTCGATCCGGCCCTTATGCGCCGGACGTTCGGGGAATGGGCCCGCGAATGGATGGCGACCCAGTCGCCCCGCGGGACTACGTCCACTCGCAGGTGGGCCCGCCTCGAAGCAGTGATCTTCCCCCGCTGGGAAAACACGTCCCTGATGCAGATCACGTGGTACGACGCCGAGACCTGGGCGAACAGCCTGACGATCGACGACGTCTCCGTCACCCACGCGCTCTCGCTGATGTCGACCATCCTCAACGGCGCCGTCGACGCCAAGCACCTCCTGGTGAACCCGCTCGCCGGCCGCCGACGCCGGCGTACCGCGGCCGCCAAGGAAGCGCTGCAGGCGAAGGACGAGGCCAAAGAGAACGCCTATGCGCCGCCCGAGATCGTGCTTCAGCTCGCGCGGCGCGCCGGCCCCTTCGACGGCATGCACATCCTCACCGTCGCCTTCACCGGTCTGCGCTGGGGCGAGAGCATCGGCCTCCACAGGGACAACGTCCTGCTGAAGCGCAGCGAGCACTACGACGGCGCGCTCTTCGAGTGCCCGGTGCTGCGGGTCATCGAGGAGGTCGCGGAATACCAGAAACGACTCCCTGACGGCAGCAAGGGCCCCTTGGTGGTTGACCTGGAGCCGGTGAAGACGCGGGAGTCGAAGCGGCGGGTCGACGTTCCTCCGTTCCTGGAGGAGCTGCTGCGCCAGCACCTCGGCCGGACGAAACATCCGTACATCTTCACGACGCGGTCCGGCGCTTTCTGGCGGCGGGGCAACTTCGGCCGACAGGTGATGAAACCAGTGAGCGGCGGCAGGGAGGCGCTGGGGAAGGTCCGCGGTCACGCCGAGCGGGAGCAGTGGGAGCCGATCATGCCGGGCCTCACGATGCGGGCCATGCGGCACACGCACGACACGTACCAGGCGCAGATCGGCGTGAAGCCGATTCTTGAACACGAACAGGCTGGGCATAAGTACCCTGGAATCAAGGGTCGGTATCAGCATCCGACGCCGGAGATGCGGCGGGAGAGGCTGGACGGCCTGCAGCGGATCTACGAGCGTGCGATGGAGGCGCTCGGCTGGGAGGCGATCTGGCCGGACGAACCTCCCGGCCCCTAA